GGGGGGATTCTAAAGGGAGACTCTGGTTGAGGTTGACTTATAGGGGGTGGAGAGATGAGTGTGCGCATGGGGGTCTTGAGATACCCCCGGAGTGCATGACATTGGCGAAGAGGCTCTCTCCAGGAGGACTCATGGTCTCTCGATGACGTCGTGAAGAGGGCGGGTCGTGTAAATGGTCAACGTCCTTTAAATACCCTCAAGCGTTTTGCAAGAATCGAGGGAGGGGGCAAACGAGTGTCGACGAGGGGGGGTGTGAAGTTTGGTGGAAGGGTGTCGGAGGGCATTGGAAAAGGTGTCTTCCACAGACAGGCCCTTTCGCACAGAAGTAAGTCATCCCGCCGGCCCATTACGCATCCTCCTCCTCATCATCCTCTACCGCACCAACATCACCCACGCGTTCCCTCCATTCACGGAGCTCGACCTCGTTTGGCATCCTCCGATGCTCGAGGGCGAAGTCCACCTGGAACGAGATTTGGCTCATCTTCCGGTAGTTGAGGTTTTGGGCTCCCTTCATGGTGATTGCGTTCGCCATGACCTCGTTCCCATCGCGAACATTCGCAATCGTTCGGCTCCACTTGGTGACCGTTACCATCGGGTCGCGCCCGATTGCAAGGTCGTGCAGCATCACACCCAAGTACCGCCCCACATTGAACTCCCCCTTCCGGACCCGGGCATCCGGCATCGGCTGCAATGCGTTCGCCTGCTCGAAGGCTGCGAAGCACATCCGCAGACGTGTCTCAATCAGGGCCTCATTCAACGGCAACCCGAGGATGTCGCAGTTGATGTCGAACGACCGCGTGATGTGGCACTGGGGGTACTTTCCGGTCGCAGTCCGAGGGCCAAGACCGTGCTGGGCCCCAGCGAGCAGCGCCATCAGGTTCGCCAGATTCCCCCTCGAGTCCGTGTCCTGGAGCACCACCTCTCCGAACAACTCCGTAATTTGCGCCCGCAGCGGGTGCTCCCCGTCCATCAGCACGCACGCGTAGTCAATGAGGGGCGAGTCCTCCCTCGACATGAAGTAGAGATGCCCATCCGTCACCCGAACCACGCGGTTCAGCAGCCGGAACTGCTCGCGAATCTCCGCTGCATCCAGTCCCCGGAGCACGACCACCGTGATGGTGTACGACTCCACGCGCCGCAGCTCGTCGGGGGAGAGCGCGCGGACGGTCTCCCGCAGAATCCGCCGCACCGCCGACATACGGTTGCCTCCGTCGAGAATGTACCTCCGCAGAGTGTTGTTCTCGATGACCTCGTGGACGATGATAGGCGGGATGTACCGCCCAAGGAGGATGCTCTCCAAGAGCTTCTCCTGGTGCTCGCGCTTCCAGACCTCCGCACGCTGGCGGGGGTGAAGCAGGTAGAGGGCTCCAGGGTTATACTCGCCAGGGAAGCCGCGCTCAGTGCGGCCGCTAAACTGGCGGTCAAGGTCACGCAGTGCGAGAGTGATAGGTTCAGCCATGTTGAATGTGTGTGAGAGAGTTGGGGTACAGTCTGACCGGCCGGGACCGAACCCATCCGTTTTTGTCAGTAAGTCGACCTGTCATGGAGTCCTTGCGAGGGCATAGGAAAAGGGCTGCCTCCCACCCCTGAGGGGCAGCGCCTTCTATGGAGTCGGTCTTTTTATGGGTTGTTTGGGTTTGGGTTATGCAATCCGGGTCAGCTTGCCGACCACGAACACGACGCTCTCCTGGTCGTGCAGGTTCTTGTAACAGACATACATCGTGTGGGCGCTCTGCCCCGCCTTCATCTTCTTCGGGTCGAACCCGGCCGTCTTCTTTCCGCCCTGCATCGCCTTGACCTCGCCGTACGACAGGCGCGCCACCTTGCCGGTCGTCGCAGAGAGGTAGTACCCCTCCGCATCGCGCTTCGGCTCGCGGACGCGGGACGCGAAGGTCTTGGCCTCCGCGAAGGTCTTGAACTCGCGCCACTCGGGGTCGGCGAAGTTGTCCTGGTTGACGCTGACCCGCCCCGCGCTGGCCGCGACGGAGTTGGCGGCGCTGTTCGCGACAGGGTTGGCGGAGTTGTGGACGGGCGCGACGCTGGCCGACCCGTTCTCGCCGGCGATGGCGACCACGCCGGGCATGCGGCGGTTGAGGTCGCTCGCCTTGTGGCTGTCGGTGGAGGTCTCGGCCTCGGCGTTGCGGCAGAGCTCGCGCCAGAAGTCGAGGTAGCGCTCGACGGTCTCCGTCGACGTGTAGACGACCGTGCGCTTGCTCTTCCCGTAGCCGCAGGCCCGCCCGAGGAGGCTCTGGAGGCGGGCGTTGTCGCCCCCCACGCTGCCACCCAGGCGGTCCCACAGCACGCCGACGTGCGTGTCCTTCAGCGTCTTGGCCGCGTAGAACATGTTCTTGAGGAGCACGAACGAGTGCGTCTCAGGCGCCGCCGCGAGGAGGTCGTTGATGTCCTTCATCTCCTCCGTCGCCTCCGAGTCCTCCTCGTCTCCTGCCGTTGCGCGGACCTTGGAGTCCCACGCGACGATGCGCGCCCCGGGGAACGCCGCCCGGAGCTTCGCCTCCACCTCTTCCGTCTTTCCCATCTTCGGGCGCAGGATGTGCCAGAGCGGCGTGTCGAACTCCGCCAGCGCGCGCTTCAGCTCGGTGATGGACTTCACAGAGGAGCCGATGTCGCCGAACTCCTCCAGCGAGCGGATGCGCTTGGCCTCCTTGAGGGACTCCACCGACTGGTAGGCCTTGGTCGTGCGGAGCTGGACCACGCGCGCGAACGACGACGGGCAGCCCTCCATCGCCATCACCTTCGCGGGGTCCGTCGCAGACACCGTGAGGAAGCGGATGTTCCGGTCAGCCCACTGCTCCGGAGGCACGAGCCCGCGGATGGTCGTGTAGACCTGCGTGTTGGGGCGGTTCCCGGAGGCGGAGGCGACCTGCGACTCATCCAGGATGATGAGGAGGTTGCGGAGCCCGTCCTTGGCGTGGAGCTTCAGGAGCGCCTCGCGGACCTTCTTGAGGCCGCCGCTGTGGTGGACGTTCGCACGGACGTCCTTGGGGAGGCGTGCGCGCGTCTGCTTCCGCCAGGCGTCGTCCGACATGCCCGTGAGGACGAAGATGCTGTCCGGGCGAATCGCCAGGCGGTCGTAGTTCTGGAGGACGAGGCGGATGAGCGCGCTCATCACACCGCTCTTGCCCGCTTGCATCTCCGCCGCGAGGTGAATCCAGGCCCGCTGCTGGGCGCCCGTGAACATCCACGCGAAGGACTGGAGCGCCGCGAGCATCTGGAGGTCGTAGATGGTCTCCTCGTCGGTCGGGGGAGCATCCCACGCCTTCCGCTCCGTGAAGAGCTTGGCGTCCATCCCGGCTGCCTTGAGCGCCTTCTTCCAGGTGGAGATGCGGGTCTCCGAACCGAGGAGCGCCTCCTTGGCCATGGTTGCTGCGAGGGTGGGGAGCGTGTGCGGCATCTTGCTTGCTTGCTTGTTAAAGTGACGTTCGTGAGAGAGTGTTGAACATCGGGGGGTACCTTCCTCACCTCCGTAGGGGAATCCAATCCGTTTTTGTCAGTAAGTCGACCTGTTACTGACAAAAACGGATTGGTCCCCCCGACAGGAAAACGGAACCTGCCCCCCACTTCCTCTCTCACATACCAAGCAACCATGCCGCGCTGCGCCTTCTTCACTGGGAAGTTCACCCAATGCACTCACAACACACAGCGCGCGGACCACACCTACTGCGGGGTCCACACGGCCAAGGCACACAGGATGATACAGCGGGTGGGGCCAGTTCCTGAGGGAGGATGCCCGTGCGTGGTGGGAACCCACTGGTGCGGGAGGGCGCTCCAGGAGGGACAGCCCATCTGCGGGGTCCACATCCAGAGGAGGGACGAGCAGGCGGCCCACGTCGTCGAGCGCAGGGAAAGGGGGAGGGAGAGGAACCGGCTGGTCGATGAGTACATGCTCCAGGTCCCGCGCCCGGACTGGAGGGATGTCGTCGATGACGTCCAGGTGCGGATGAACCTGCCCCACGGGGCAGAGGGGAGGCTCGAGCGGATGCTGGCCTACACCACGGCGCGCAGGTTCTTCCTGCTGACGACGGACCCCACGGTGCGGATTGAGGTGCTGATGCACTACTGGGTCGGCGAGCCGATGGAGTTCAACCTGAACGATATCCTCGGCCTCCCCCCGGCGGCACCCGTGGCACCCGCGGCACCCGTGGGTGTCCTGGGAGGGTTGGCAGCGGATACGCAGAGCGTCCACCGCGAGGTGGTCGTGAAGCAGACCAACACCAACACGGAAATCCTGCTGGAGGCCTCGGAAGAGGCAGCCGAGGACTTCGACCCGGAGAGCTGGGTGACCACGTGGTGGCTGCTGATGCCGAACCGACCGACGTTCAACATCTACTACCGGGTCATACAGGACATCCACTTCTGGTACACGCGGAAGACGTGCAAGGTGGCGTCGGACTGGCTGTACAAGCGGGTCTTCACGGGCGCGGTGTTCAAAATCTCCGCTGTCGAGGACCGGGAGCGCAGGTACGAGCTTGCGAAGCGCCTCTGGGAGGAGTGCATGGAGTCGGTGGACATGTGCTGCGAGGGACACATCGGCCGGTTGGCGAACGTGTTCGTCGGCTTTGACGAGAACTTCAAGTCTCCTGCGTCTCCGAACGAGATGCTTCAGACCCAGCTGGCGGAAATCGCCCAGCTGAAGCTCCGCACGGAGGTCAAGCTTGCCAAGGCCAAGACGGTCATGGACGAGCTTGGGATTCCGGAGGCCGAGCGTGCGCCTTGGTTGGAGGCGCTGGCGGAGTAAGTGGGAGCGGGACCTGTGGGGCGGAACCTTTAGGTGACGTGGGTGGATTTTCCCATGAGGGTACAATGAAGACACGCAGACTTCGCTTGAAGAGCCTCAAGCGGTCCCACAACCCTGCGAAGAAGTTTGATGCCACGTTCGAGTACCCGGATGGGCATACGAAGACGACGTCGTTTGGAGCGCGAGGGATGTCGGATTTCACCAAGCACAAGGACACGCGGCGGAAGGCTCGCTACCTCCAGCGGCATGGGCGCATGGGAGAGGATTGGACGGACCCCACAACTGCGGGGGCTCTCGCGAAGTGGGTTCTCTGGAACAAGCCGAGCTTCAAGGCGTCCGTTGCGGACTACAAGAAGCGTTTTCACTTGGGCTAAGGGAAGAGAGCAAATGTCCTGCATCGTCTGCAGTCGCGATATCAGCAAGTCTGCCGAGCATCGAGAGTGTCTATTGACGTTGTTCAAGAGTGGGAAGATTCAGAGCATTCAGGAGTGGATTCGGCTGTCCTCCAAGCCGAAGACCATTCTCAAGGGGCGAGTGTTTCGTCTACTAGAACGCCCCACGAGTGGGGAAACGCCGAGTGGAGCAACGTAGAGACGTCGTGCGCAACGTCCCGAATCTCCTTCTGGGCATCCTCGGTCTTGCGCAGGTTGACAAGACGAGCGTACGCAGCGAGACTTCCGGTCTCAATGAACTCGGTCATCATCGTCTGGGGGAGAATCATTCGGGCCTGCTCGGGAGGCACACCTTCCTCCAGGAGCTTCGAATAGGTTGCAACCGACTCTTCGCAGGACGCCCGGATGACATCCAGGAGTTCCTCTGAATAGGCGTGGGTCTCCTCTGTGCTGCCCTGCTTCTTGCTCGGAGCCCGGGTGCGAATCGCCTCGGGGAGGAAGAAGGTCGGGGGCGAATCCACATAGCGACGACTGACCTCGTTGCGCGCAAACCCAACCGTATGACGATACCACTCACGAGCCATCCAAATCGGCATCTTCAGGCGAAAGCGAGCCTGGGGATGGAAGAAGGGGCTGACGTGATTGTGGCCTGCAAGATACTTGATGAGGCGCGCATCCTTGTCGGTGAACTCAGAGACCTCCTTGCCCAGGCTGACTCGCGCAGCATTCACGACGGTGAGGTCGCTCCCAAAGGTCTCCAGCAGTTCCACAGAGCAGGGTTCAAACATTGTCCTTAGAAGCTCGTACGCAACGCCGTGTAAGCTCTTCGACGAGACAGATGAGCGCGGTCATTCCGAGAGCTGCGACGAGGGGGACGAACATTTACTCTCCAATCCGAAGAGAGAGTGGGGGAAAGAAGCGAGACCAGAGTCCCCCGAGGGTGAGGGTCGGCATCTGGGCGAGGGCATTGAAGAGATGCACGTAGAGGAAGACGACCAAGACGATAACGAGCCACCGCATTACTTCCTGCGGCGAGTCAAACGGCGCTTGGGTTTCCGCGCACGCGTCTTGCCACCCTTGGCGGATTGAACACTGCGGCGCTTGGTCGATTGAGGCGTGAGCCTATCGAACTTGAGGTCAAGGTTCGCCCCTATCGTCCGAACAAGGTCGTAGGGGAGGGGTTCACCGCGTGGCTTCACCTGCATAGAGACAACCGTGAGTCCTTTTGCGTTGACCTTCCTCTCGAAGAAGGCGATGACATCTCCTTTCGCCTTATGGACGGGAGTTTGATTCATATCGTCCCTCACGGTCGGGTCTGCACCAAGCTCAAGAAGACGCCGCGTCGCTGGGACATTTCCAAAGGAACTTGTGAGGTGAAGAGGGGTCGCGCCCCACATGTTCTTCGCGTTCACATCGGCTCCGTGCTTCACGAGATAGGAAAGAATGTCGGGCTTCACTGAACTTCCTTGCACCGCCCAATGGAGCGGTGTGGCTTGATAGACACTCACGGCGTTGACGTCGGCTCCGGCCTCCACAAGACGGTTGACCTCAGCCATGTCCCCACCAAGCGCTGCGACATGGAGGGGTGTGAGGCGATGCTCCGCGATCAGTCGCTCCATTGTCTTAGAGACGGAAACTTACTTGCGACGATGGGTGATACGGCGCTTGGGTTTCCGCGCACGCGTCTTCTTCCGGCGCCCTCCAGCAGGTGCACCCAGAGCGCGACGAACCCGAGCCGTGTACGCGGGGACATCATCCGGGAAACCCGCGGGGTTTGCCGCCCGAGCTTCGTCGAAGAGTTGCAGAGCCGTCTTATCGTCGTTGTTCCGCAGTCCCGTCTGGGTTCCCGCGAGAAGAAGGATGATGTCGCCCAGGAGCTCTTGCGCCGCATACATCAGGGGTGTCATTCCATCGGCGTCCTGCTCGTTGCGAAGCGCTGCAAAGTTGGAAAACTCAAGCCCAGCGGAAATCGGGCGGTCGTCATTCTGGACCGCCACAAGAATGTGGAGGTCGTTTGCGTTCTTCCCGATGAGTTCACGACCATACTGGCTGTCGCGGGCAACCTCTATCGCGCCCCTGACGTAGTCATCCTGCATGTAATCGTCCTCGTCGTCCGCCATTTGTCTTACTGGAGAGAAATCTGCTGAGCCCGAGGGAGACGACGGGTGAGAAGCTCGCGGGTGGTCACAGACTCGGTATCGGGCTCCTGACCGGGAGCCGGGAGTCCCTCCATTGTGCGCAGGACCTCGGCCATGCGCTGCGGGTCATCGGCGAGGAGCAGGGCAATCTGGGTGCGCACAACGGCCTTGGTGGGCCTCACCCGCGTGGTCCGCTGCTGGCGTGCAATCGTGCCGCCACCTCCCTCCAGAACAAACTGGTCGAGGTTCTGTCCGCGCATGAACTCCATCACCTGCGCACTGAGCGCCTGCTTGCGGGCCCGCAGCTCCTTCGCCTGGGTTGCGAGAACCCGAAGTTCATCATCTAGCGCAATCCAGCTCCGGAGAACCTCTCGTACAGACTCTGCCGACTCGTCCATTTCCGTTGGTTCTGTCGCTTCGCCGAAAGTGTCTTCCCTCCCCTGATTCCGCGGCCGACGTTGAGGTCTTTGTTGACAGACTGCCCGCTGCGAAGTCGCTCGAGGGCAGACATCTGGGGTGGGGGTGGACCAAGTGGAGCTGGAGCCGGAGCTGGAGCCGGAGCCGGAGCTGGCGCGGCAACCGGGGCTGGAGCTGGAGCCGGAGCTGGAGCTGGTGCTGGTGCGGGTTCAGGAACGGCGGCTGGAGCTGGAGCTGCGGGGGCTGTGGGAGCCGGTGGGGCAACCGGTGCAGGTTCAGGAGCAGGTGGAGCTGGAGCAGGTGGAGCTGTGGGCGCAGGTTCGGGAACGGCGGCTGGAGCAGCGACCGGTGTGGCGGTGGGAACGGCTGGAGGCACTGGAGTCCCTGGAGCGACCGGTGTGGCGGTGGGCGCCGCGGGCTCCCGAATGCCTCGCACTGCATTGAGAAGGGTGTCCGCTCCCGATTGAACTCGGGCAAGGGCTCCGGTTGTCGACGACGAGGCCACATTGACCGCCTGGGTCAGCATCTGCTGAACGAGAAGCAGTCCATTCCAGATGTCGTCCGTGAGCTGAATCCGCTTATCATTGAACCGGTCCACCGTCCGGTTGAGGTCCAAGAAGGCGTCTCCGAGGGAATCTCCAATGGGCATGGGGAGAATGCGCAGCATGGAGTCAATCGCCGATGTGAAGTCCTGCCGACCAAAGGAGATAACCGCGAGAATCGTCCAGACGAACATCCCGACAACGGAGACCAGGATAACGCCGACGAGCTGTGTATAGGGAAGGGGAATCAAGCCAATCGCCATCGGGATTCCCTTCTGGAGGACCTTCACGAGAATCCGTCCGCCCGTGAGGACGGTATCCAACGCGACAGACATGACACTTCCGACAAGGGGTGTGGACTCCAGGAAGCTAATGAAGAACATGAAAAAGAAGGTCAGCTTCACCAGGGTTCCGAGGTACGGCGAGGACGCGGCCTTCACCCACCAGCGAGCTCCATTGCCGAGGAAGTCTCCAGGGACCTTCTTCGCCGTGACCGGAACCATGGGAACGCCCTGCGAGGCCAAGAAGCTCTCGAGGGTTGGCGGTTTGGCCGGGAGTCCCCCGGGAGCCAGCGCGCCCATCAGGCCAGCCGCTCCAGGGCCGCCCTTTCCCAGCGCACCCATCAGTCCTTCAGCCCCAGGAACACCCTTCCCCAGAGCCCCCATCAGTCCCTCCGCTCCAGGGGCGCCCTTTCCCAGCGCACCCATCAATGCACTGGGGTTCGTTCCGGCCATGCCCTGGGCTGCCCCGGTGTCCGCGAGGCCCTTGGCTTTCTCGGCAAGGCCCTCCATGAAACTCGCACCTCCCTTGCGGGTTGGAAACGCACCCCGAGACGAAAAGAGCTCGCGCTTGGCGTGTTTCGCGAGGTTCGTCGGGAGTCGTTCCCCACCTCCCTGTCCCGTCCACCAGGCCTCCTCTTCAGGTGTGAACGGAATCCGCTTCAGGCGTTTGTAGGCCAGTTGCCAGCGTGTGGCGATTTCGTCGGACGGCACAGGCCCGCCAAGGGCTTGTGTGCGCTCCGTAATTCCGTCCAACCGACGTTCCATTATCCTCTCCGGCGACATTAGTATTTCCACTTCGTATCACACTCCAAGCACGTCACGAAGGTCGTCATGGGCTCATCTGCCGACCTCGTCTGCACCTGATAGTAGTCGCACTTGGTCTTGCGCTTGCACGACCGGCAGAACATCTCGATATTCGCGGTGACCTTCTTCGAGTACTTGGCCTTGTCCTTCTCCAGGGACTTCTGAAGAATGTCGCGCCAGCGGTCGGGGCACTGGTCTGAGGGACTGGATTTGGCGAACTCATGGACGCCCATCGTCGCGATGAGATGGCGATAGGGATACAGACTCACTGCACGAGACCGAACCATCTCGCGGAAGGCAGGACTCGCCCAATCAATGTCAATGAGCCAGGCCTGGGCATCCGCAACGCACCGATTGAGAATTGCAGCTTCCACATCCTCGGACCCAAACCGCTCGCGAATGAGGGTGCGCAGAGGATGGTCGATGAAGACGTTGGACGCATGGAGGATATGCGCCACAGGAGCCTCACGGGTCTCGGGAGGGTCTTCCTCGGGTTCTTCCTCGTCCTCGGCAGCCTCCTCGTCCTCCTCGTCGTCGTCAGGAACATCATCGTCCTCAGGAGCCTCAAAGGACACGGAGGCATAGTAGGCCTCGTACTCGGGAACGGGGAAGTCCTCATAGGCGGAGGCAGGCTTATCGTATTCATCTGCGTTCTCAGACCGTGTCTTCAGAAGCACAATGGGACCCTGAAAGGAATCCTCCGAGAACGGGGGAGGGAGGATGTGCTGGGCATCTCCTTCGTCTGCGGGCGTCGCAAAGACGGCATAGGACACGTCCTCCGTCACAAGCTTGCCCTGGAATTGAAGCCCGGGAGCCTTGAGCTTCTTGCGCGTCCACTCGAGAACATCGGGCGTCTTCGCGGGGACTGCAAGGTCACTGAACGTTCCCACCGGAGCGATAACGATTGCGAACACCATTGCAGACCGGATGGCTTAGACATCTTGCATCGGTTTTCTGAAAACGGAACCATTCGCGCTGAGGGAGAGGACTACACCCCAGACACAATGCAGAACACACGCCAGTATCAACGCGGAGGAGGACGTCCCCAGTACCGCTACCAGCGGTGGGCTCCCCCACCTGAACCCAAGCCGGAGCCGAAGCTCGACCTCTCCGACAAGAGCTTCCCCTCGCTCCCTGTCTCAAACGTCCCCCTCCAAACCACCGGAGGCCATGACTTCCAGTCCTCCTTCACGACCAAGGTCAAGGTGATGGCAGAACTGGAGAAGCTGCAGGAGCTTCGCGACCAGCGCGAGCGCGAGACAACCCAGCGCGAGCGTGCAGCGCTCAGGGGAGTGTATGTGGACCGCTTTCAGCACCGGCAGACGCCGACACGGAATGTGGTTGAACCCGAGGACGACTGGCGTCCGACCCCGGAGCCTCGGGAGCCCACGGAGGACGATGGCTGGATGGAAGTCAAGCATAGCAAGGCGAAGAAGACGCCCTACGAGAAGTCCACCTGGGAGCTCGAGGAGGACTACAATGACAAGGCCGCTGATGAGGACGCGGCCGAGGACTACAATGGAGACTTGTTTGAGCGGTCGCATCGCCACGACCACTACGCAACATAACGGCGCGTGGACTTGCGCTGCCTGCGGTGGCGACGACCGCCCTTGACGACGCGTGCATCGGGAGCGCCGTCCTCAATCGTCTCCAAGCGAGTCTTGGACGCCTCAAGGAGGTTGAGGATGCTGTCGCGAAATTTGGTCAGAACCGTGGTGTATTCAGCCCGTTTGAGGCGGTCCAGTTTGGAGGCCTCGAGGGCCGCTGAATAGGCCGTGAAACTCTGAAGGAGGGGAGAGATGGAGGACGTGTGAAACGTCTTTTCCTTTTCAAAGCGCAACCAGACGGGCCAGTTCTTCCGAAGAGCCTTCTCGGACAGAGCGTTTGCGGCGCGCATCGCGTCTGCGAGGGCCCCAGACGTCTTGGTCCGGAGGGGCTTCAGACGCTCCTCGGACTCCTTCATGACGTCGTCTGTCAAGGCCGCCTCTTGGGCTGCCGACAGGGCGGAGGGAGGCTTCCCCGCGGCTTGAACCTCCTTGACCTTGGTCACGAGGGAGCGTGTTTCTGCCTGAATCGTGGACGGGGACGGTGCGGCCTTTGAGAAGGCCTTGTTCTTGAGCATGGGATTGTCCTGGCGGAACACGGGGTCCGGTGTCGCGGGCTTGGGGACGTTCTTCACCTGACGTTCGGCAGCAGCGGAGGCACGCTTGGCGGCTTCTTCTGAGAGGCGCTTGATGTCGGCTTCCTTGGCGGCGGCCTCCTCGGCAGCTCGCTTGGCCTCTGCGGCTTGTTTGGCGGCCTCCTTTTTGGCCATCGCGACTTCGAGGGGAGTCGGTCCGGTGGTAGGAGCAGCGAACGACCCGGTCCTCGGCTTCGGCTTCTTGGCAAGTTCCTCGGCCTCAAGCTTTGCATCGTCTGCGGCTTCCTCTGCCTTCCGAGCCCGGGCCTTCGCCTCCTCGGCGTCCTCCTTGGCCTCCTGAATCCGAGCCTCGGCCTTCTTGAATTCAGCGACCGTTGTCTCAGCCCAGCGCTTGTTCCGTTCCGCGGCCTCGGTGTCCTCCTTGGGCGGGGCGGCTTCGGGGGCCTTCTCCTCGGGCTGGGCCGGGGGCTTGTCCGCGTCAGCCTTCACCTTCTCAGCAACCTCCTTGGCCCGACGACGGTACATCTCGGCCCGAGACTCCTGGGGCTCGGCCTCGGCGACTGCGGCCGCTGCAGGAGTTCCGGGGGCCGGGAGCTTGGGCTCCACGACGACATCTTCGGGCGTGACCGGAGCCGGGGTCGGCCGCTTGGGAGCCTTGAACGTCGCCAACGAGGCCTTGCGTTTTGCGTCCGCCTCCTCCTCCTTCTTGACACGGGCCTCTTCAGCGGCCTTCTTCTTGGCGGCGGCCGTCTCCTCGGCGGCTTCCATCGCTTCGGTCACCTCGAACCGGGTATCGACCTTCTCTCGCTTCCTGGAATCCGAGACAAACGATTGCGAGAGTTGATTGCCTGCGATGGTGCCCTGATTGGCAACCCACTGGCCCCACTTGGTCTTCGTGAAAAAGAGAACCGCGAGGTAGATAGCAAGTCCAACTCCAAGGGTCGTAAGGATGGCGATGGCGACCTGGACAAACCCAGACTGGCCGTCAGGCGCGGGGAAGTTCCCCGGTGCAAACGGGTCGCACTGGTTCTCGAGACCCTCGCGCATCGGGGAGGAGAACAAGTCGGTGATGGCGCCCGCAGAGGGAGTGGACGCCGCACAGACCGATTCCCACTTCCCATCGGCTCCCATCTTTCCGGCCTGACGGTAGGAGAGGGTGTGCTTGAGAATGGGCGCCACGGCTTCTGTCACGGGCGTGACGGGAAGCATGCGAATGGTCTGGAGGTCCATCGAACTCACGAGCGCGGGCTTGGAGAGCATGACGTACCGAATGGGATCCACGGCCGAAGGCTGCCACGCATACCGCTGAACACCGGGCGTCCAGAGATATCCCTTCACACTCGGCCTGTCGTACCAGAGTCTGGGGGCGGCCGCCGTTGCTCCTCCATCGGGTTTGAGCTCAAGCGGAGGATACCCGCTCCAGACATAGTACCCAACATTGCTGACAAACGTCTTTCCACCCTCCCCCGGAGTTCCAGGGAACATCTTGGAGAGGTCCCAGTCGTTTCCAGTGGGGACGTCAATGGTCCTATAATCGCCCGTTGCAGGGTCGGGTTGAAGGACTCCGGTCAGGTAGCGAACGATTTTGTTCAGGAAGGCCCCAGAGGGACCGGCCACAATCGCACCCTGAAGGGGAATGAGAACGACAAGGCCATCGTTGTTTCCCCGACCCGGGTCTCCAAGGGTCAGCATCGCGTCGTGCTGGATGTTCTCCATGCGAATCGGAGAGGGATGGAGAAGCGTCATGACCGTAATCTTGTGGGGTTTGCCGTTGAACTCAACTTCAAAGGGAATGGCGGGCTTGATGAAGAGCTTCGTGACGGAGGAGTAACTTCCCGAGTCGGACATCTCGCGAATCGTCATGTACCGAACCTTGTCCAGCGGGAGCTTGTCGGGGGAGAGAACGGCCTTGAGGTCTTCTGCAGCGTAGACCATCTGACGACAGTACTGGTTGGGAAGCTCTTCGTAATAGAGTCCTGCAATGAGGTCGCGCTTCACTTCTTCGAAGGATTTTTCATTCTTGCTTACCTTTTCCAGGTCTCTCGCGTACTTGCGACACTGGTCGCGTCGAATGGTCCCTTCGTTTCGATAAATTTTTGCCCCGGAGGAGGAGACCCCTTGTGGAACGGCGAGTTGACAGACGCCGTTGCCCTTCCACTCGCACCCTTGGGCCATCCCCTTCCCGATGCCAATCGGGTCGAGGAGAGGATAGTCTTCTTCCTGACGGCGCGGTGGTGGGGCATCCTTTGGAAAATAAAAGGTGCTTACCCTTTGTCCCATTGTCTCTACAAGATAAAACAAGTCTAGCAGGGAAACAAGATGGCGGAGTATGCAGATACGCCTTGGTGGTCCAATCTCCTCGCAGTTCTCTTGACATTCGTCGTCACACTCGTCGGCACAGTCTACTACGTCAACGGTGCCGGGGTTCGTGGCGTTCCCGGACCGCCGTCGGGTCTGGGGGCCTTTGTGAAGGACACGCTCGTCTATATGCCCCACGCGCTCCTTCTCTATGGAGTTCTCGCCGATATGCTGACCAATGAGGGCGTCTACTCCATCGGAAGTCTGGTTGGACTCCTTTCGCTCCTCGTTCACTTTCTCTTCAAGTTCATCTGGAAGGGAACCTTTGAGGTCATCGACAAGGTCATGACGGCCCTGACGAAACCTGCGGGCGTTCCTGTGAATCCTCGGGCCGCACGTCCGGGAGCCCAGGCCATCTCAGCTCCTCCGGCTGTCAAGGGAGGAGCGGAGCTCGGGTCGTTCTTCCGGTCCTACAATGGCTGCGACATCCAGGGCTTTGACTTTGCGCACTCTCCCTATGCCCCGCAGTCATTGGTCATCATCGCGACCATCTTTTCCTACTACGCCTTTGACCTCATCAAGAATCGGGGCTGGGCCAATGCGGGCACAACGGTCGGTCTGGGCACTGTGTTCTTCTTGATTCAGATGTTCCTCGCGGGCGACTGCACACTGCCTACAGACCCGCAGCCTCCGACGGGCAAGTGGTACCAGGCGATTCTCGCAGCGGCCGAGGGTCTGTTCACGGGTGGCATCTCGTATTCTGTCGTGCAGATGTACTACCCCAATCGCCTGCCCTCCTCAGCCATCTCTCCCTTCCCTCGGATGACCCCGGACATGCTCAAAGATGGAAAATTCGACAAAGACGGAAACCCGTGGGTCTGCGTCGGTGGCGTTTGTTATCCGGATATGTCGACGGCAGAGTCGCGCAAGGCGTTTGCCGGCATTGCAGCGGAGTCCACCGGAAATGGGCGGTCCGCTGTCAGCGAGGATTGCCCGGCGAATTAAGCCGCGAGAGCCTTGCGCAGCAGCGTATAGTACATCCCCACAGCGGCCCCCGTATGGCGTGCGACCTCCACGCCGTTCTTCAGGAAGACCAGGGTCGGAACCACGGTCACGCGGTACTTGTCCACGTAGCCCTCACGGTCCTCCTTCGTATTCACCGAAATCCACGACACGTTCGGGTAGTCCTCCATCATCGAGTCCAGCGCGGGTGCAATCGTGCGGCAGGGGCCGCAGGTCGGCGACCAGAACTTGAGAACGGTGACTCCAGAGCTCATACAATCTTGTCTATGACAACGGAGTCTATTTGTAAGTCCCCTCGCTCAGCCCGAAGCATAGGACGTTTCGCAATGGTCTGCTTGCGGAGCGAGACGCCGCGCACTTTACAGAGCTCCGAGAACGCGCTCATGAGATGCCGGTCGATGACAGCTCGGTCCATGACTCCAAGGTTCCCGCGCATCCACTCGAGCACATCGGCTTGCGACACCGGAGGACCGAGCAACCGAAGGGGGCACTCGGGGAAGAGGGCATCGAGGGCAGGAGGCTCGACAACGCGAACGGACTCGTCCACCGTTCCGCGCGCCATGGTATCGACAATCGCATTGTGTTTCGAGAGGTCGTCCTCTCCACCGGTATGCGCACGAACGTGCACGAACCGGTGACTCTTGAACTTTGCCAGCCGGCTGCTCGTGTCCTTGATGAGGTCCTGATAGAGGACATCCTTTCCTTCGGTCGTCTTCCAGTTGCGATTGGCCCATCCGACAAGCCACTTGGTCAGGCAGTTGATGGCGTACTCGGAGTCGGTATAGACGACGACGTCCTCCTCGTGGAATCCTCCCTCATCGAGGATTCGAATCGCGCGATGGATTGCGGAGAGTTCGGCCCGTTGGTTGCTTTGGACTCCGTCTGAAAGACGTTCAGCGCAGGACAGATGGCGCGCATCCGGGAACCAGACCGCGAAGCCTGCCTTTGCACCTGGGCGACCATTGTTCGTACAGGCTCCATCGGTAAAGACGCGCATGGTTTCTTACTTCCTGGACTCTGCAAACTCCTGCTCCGTTTTCCGCGGGTCGGGGAGGTCCAGGGGAGGTCCGATGCGGCGAGGGACGTGTGTGGACTCGGGCAGGACGGTCACGATACAGCGACTGAGGATGGCCTGTTGCAGGACGGGTTCTTCGATATGAAACCAGACCCGACAGCGAAATGACCGCTGTTCCAACGACCTGCGCAACATCTGCTGACAGGCCAAGGACAAAAAGTGCGCGTGCCAGACCATCAGAACGCGACAGCGAACTCCGGGACGGCTGGGTGCAAAGGACATCCACTGCGCGAACCACTTGGCGAAGTCATCCATGCCGTTGAGCACAGCGGCATCGACGGTTTCAAAATCAGCCTGCCCTGCGTGGGCCTGGGCGTACTCCGACCAAACTCTCTGCGTCTCTCGGTCATTGAGAGCTTCGTAGAGAACCCGGTGGGGAGGGGGGAAGGTGTTCATTGTGAAATGTCTTGCGATGAGAGTAAATGGCGGGAACTGGCGAAACTCCAGAGACAGGGGCCCCTGGACCCAAGGGGTGGATTGGAACGTCCAGAACGTACAATGAGGAGGGGACGGAGATAGAGACGGAGATGATTGCCATCTTTCTCTCCCTGGACCAGGCCAAGCAGTGGGCACGCAAGATGGCGGACATCGCGCGCGACGACAATATCGAGGAGAAGCTTCCCGGTCTCAGTCGGAAGCCATGGCCCTTGGACATTACCATCGGCGCAGATCCTCAACCCGCCGAGGAGGGAAACGAAGAGGCTGGAGGAACGACGCAGTTTGAAGTCCGTTCGGGAATCCAGGTTCTGGGGGAGCTGCCGACGGGCGGGCGTCGCAAGCGGAAAACGCTACGCCGTCGGCGCATCGCCTGAGCCCACAATGCGCTTGACGGGGATGTCGGCCGAGACGACGTAGAGCGAGTTCTCGGTGAGCACAAGGAACGCCTTCTCCTCCTTGATGCGCATGATGCTCTCAATGGGAGAGGTGTACTCGGTGTCGGACTTGACGAGCATCTTGGTCGACCCCTGGACCCCAATGCAGCAGGTCTTGGCGAGGGAGTCGGCATAATAATCCAAATAAATAGGACGGTCCTGCTCAATCGCGACCTTTGCGGCCTGGGCCATCACCGTTGCAGACGGAACACTCATTTGTTCAGGGGGGTCAAGCAATCTCTGCGTTTCAAACGAACTTCTTGAGGGAATCCTCCAACGAGAAGCGAGACTTCATCGTCAGATTGGGCGTCTCCGGCTTCGGGAGCGCAAGGACCTCGCGAATGGGCTGACGAATGTCGACCTTCGCCGCAACCGCGAACACGAAGCGAACCAGCGCATCCACATGCTCTTCCTTGACCTTGGACTTGGGCGTCTTGATGCTCTCGCGGAGGTCTCCCAGGACATCTGCGACATCCTTCAGCATCGTCTCCTGAGGGACGAGTCCCCGACTGTACAGCTCGGTGAGATACACTGCAAAGCCCCGCTTGAGTTCCTTCTGCTTCGTCCAGGCAATGACCGCGGCATCGTAGCCGGGGTCCTCGGAACTCGGAATCATCGTCACGTTGCCCGTATCATACAGGACATCGACCATCTGGAGTTGAATGCTGAGGTCGCCCGCGACATCCGCATTCGCCTTCGACAGGTCCACATACAGGTCGGCCAGTATCGGCGCGAAGAAGGGCTGCCGAATGCCTCGGTCGAACAGGAGCGTCGTCACCCGCAGGCGGAAGAGCCCATCGCGCTTGGCGAGGAAGCCCAGCACCTCTCCTGAGAGCTTGGCGTAATTCGCCTTGGAGAGCTTGTTGATGGCCGAGGACACGGCGTCGTAGTCTGCATCGTCCTTTTCCCGGACCTTGCGCACGACGTCCACGAGCACAGTTTCCCGCCAATTGACGGGCTCCTCCGGCTTCCGTCTCGGCGCCGCATAGGGCTTCCGATAGACGGGCTTGAAGGAGAGTTTCAGGCGTGAGATGGTCTCTGCAATTGCAGGGGCCAACTCAGCCCGAGGAAGAGAGCGTGCAGCGTAGATACTTTGGACATCCATGGCGACACAGCTCTTATTCCTTTCTGAGATTCCGTCCGTTTTCGCGAAAACGGATTTGCTGTCTCCCAACCATAAGGAACGGGCCACCATGGATTCCTGGACACTCTGGTATCACGACCCGATGAATTCGGACTACTCGCTGGAGAGCTACATCAAGATTGCAGAGATGACAGACGTTGCGACGTTCTGGACAATTGTCGAGGCCATCTCCCCCGACGCCTGGAGTGCTGGAATGTTCTTCTTCATGAAGACTGGAATTCGACCCCTCTGGGATGCACCTGAGAATGACCGCGGGGGTGCGTGGAGCAAGAAGGTCGATGCCCACGATACGACCACCGTGTTCCTGGACTGTATGGTCCACTGTGTCGCTGGGAAGCTGCTCACGAAGCAGAATGAGACCGTTGCGGGCGTGACGGTCTCGCCCAAGGGCGCCTTCCACATCATCAAGGTGTGGAACCTGACGACGACCGTGTCGGACCGGAGGTTGTTCAGCCCAAGCCTGAAGATGAAGCTGGGCGACGATATTGCGTACAAGGCCCATAATCTTCGCCCGAAGTAGAGTAAAGAGGTTATCTCATAATGTCTGTTGTTCCGCCTCTGTCTGGCCCACCCCTGTATCGGTATATCCCGGGGGTGGGAAAGGTGGGGACAACCCAAAATGGTCCAACGGGTCCGACGGGTCCTGCGGGGGGTTCTGCAAATACGGGTGCAACGGGTCCGCAGGGAGCAGCGGGCAGTCTTCTGATGGGAAACACGCTTGTTGTTGATTCTGTGTATGGAAGTGACACGTCTGGGGCTGCGAATCGCTATGGAACTCCGTTTGCAACCATCGCGGGTGCGATGGCTCAGGTCTCGAGTGGAGAGACCATTTTTGTCCGTCCGGGGACCTATACGGAAACCGTGTCGATGTGCAACAACATCGCGCTTCGCGGGGCGAACACGCAGACCGTCACTGTCACGCGCACAAACGTGACGAGTAATGTAACCCTCCTGACGATGGGGTCCAATTGTCGTGTGGAGGACATGACGTTCACGCTGACGTCAGCGTCCAACGTGAATCTCACGGGAGTGAACTGGCCGTCGGGGACGCCTCTGACGTCCAAGCTCCGGACGATGGTCGTCAACGTTGTCTCGAGTGGAACCGGGTCCAACACGATTGTCGGGATGCTGTCGGCGGGAAGCTCTGCGACCACGTACAGTGCGTCTGACGCAGTCCGAAGCATTACGGTGAGCGTGGATGCGTCCAGTTCAGGTCCCGTCCGCGGTCTCTACGTCACGGGGTCTAACTGGTTCGCCTCGCGCGACACCAACTACAATGTCCGGGGGACAGGGTCCAATATCATCGGTGTCGAGACGACCAATGCGGGGTCGTATGCCTCGCTCAAGTATTCGACGGTTCGTGGTGGGAACCATCTCGCGCAGCCTACCAATCACGACATCAACAGAACCGCAGGAGAAATCCTGCTGGGGTCGGTGGATTTGGTGAACAACAGTGCCAACGGAAATGGGTTTTCAATCACAACGGAAGGTGCGATTACGCATTACGGGACGACGGGGAACTTTACGTCCGGAACGACCTATTACTTGGTCCCCGGATTTGTTCGCGCGGGAGACCTACCGGGGTCCGTGTTTGGAATTCCGGTGACTCAAAATATGATTCTGTTTTCGGGGACCTTCCAAGTCTCGCCTGCTATTCCAGCTGGACAATCGGTCAAACTCACTGCATACAAGAACAATGCGGCAACCGATATGAGTATGACCATCGTGGCGGGGCAAACCCTGGCGTCCAACGTCCGTCAGTCCGTAGATTATACTCGAGGAGATACATTTGACCTTCGGTTCGTTCCTAGTAGCAACTTCAACAATTATGATTTTGCCGCCTCGGTCGCGTTTTATTAGGCCAACGTGAAGAGATACAGCGTCTTGTTCAGCTCCGCGAGAAGTTCATCGCGGAGATTGAGGAGGTCGGTATCATCCTTGCCTATCTTCTTGGGGAGCACCTTGGTCAGGTAGGTCGTCTGCGTGGCGACGAAGGACTTTGCAGCCGACTCACTAAAATTGTGAAGTTTAATCGACCCCGACACCTTGGGGCGTCCGTAGCGTCCCATATAGGACTCCACGAACGAGTCGATGGTTGTATCCAGCGTCGCCGTCAGGGCATCAGTTGCGGTGTGGCGCGCAAACGAGCCGGTCTGCCAGTGGTAGAGCTTGACCTGATTGCGGATGGTCAGGAGATGCGTGACGATGTCTCCGCCCGAGGTGGTGTTGCGACGAGTTCCCTTGCCAGTCATGGAGAGGCGAACCTGGTTTGTCTTGGCGCGAGAGGTAAATACCCCGGCAATTCCAGGACCGGCAAGCCTCTCGCGTCCGGCCTCTGCCGCGGCCTTGAGGTCGGCCTGATGCGTGCGCGCCGCATCAATCATCGTATTCACCTTCCCGACGGCTTGGTTGGCTTCCGCAACGGCGGTCATCGCCATGGGACGAAATGCAGGACGGACCGCTGCACGCTCCGCCAGTTCGCGCGCGTCGAGTTTCAACCGCGTGGCCTCCTCCTTGGCCGCTGCAATCCGCGGCTTGACGGTTTTCGTAAAGTTCGTGAGCATATCCCGAGGGGTGAGCGGATGCGCTGGAGGCTTTCCTGCCATTGGTTCTTTCGGGTATTTGTTTCCGCACATCGTGCAGTCGCCGACATCTGGCGAACACGGACAGAGCTCCATTGTCCTAGGGCAAGACTTACGCAGAGCACGGCATCAGGCAGAGCTTGATGTCGCCGAGATTGGCGATGACGTAGCGAATCATGATGAACCAGTCGTTCTTCATGTGAATCTCCAGGTTGTTGGAGAGGTTCGAGCACTTGGTGAACAGCACGAGGTGGGGAAGCGAGTAGGTTCCGGAGACGATTTCCGCAGACTCCTTCTTGGAGATGCTGAGTTCCGAGGCACTGTCTCCGAGCGTCACAGTCTGCGAGGCAAACGGACCCTTGCAGGTGAAGGTCAGCGTGCTTCCAATATTCTTGATGTCCACGGTCTTCGCAGAGAGAAGGGTCATGTCGCGGCAAATCTTCTGGAAGTCCAGAGACGGCATGGTAATCCGTGTCGCGAACTCGGTGTCGAGCATCTTGATGTCCGACTCATCGCGGTCCAGGAGGTTGAGCTTGTAGCGAATGCGACGCTTCTTCTCCCCGTTCTCCAGCGTGATGGTGAGGTGATTGGACTCGGACTTGGAGACGCTGAAGGTAATCGTGTCGTCGTTGGTGACCGTCTTGACAACGCGATAGAAGTGGTCGGTGTTGAGACCGACATCAAACTTGGGCGCCGAGTGGTTGTACTCGTAGTGCTCAAACTTGTTGGCAAAGAGGCGCATGTGGGTGAACACGGTGCGGGTGTTGTCCATCGCCACCATGCGAACGCCCTCGGCATCGAAGACCAGGCTCATCTCCACCAGCATAGACTTGAGACCCTCGGCCAGCGTGCGAATGGGAGCCGTCTGCACTGTCTTCGCCACCACGATATCGTCGCTCATTTTGTATACCCCTCGGCGAGCGTTCTAAGTTCCTTACCGCGCATAGACAGCGTAGAGGATGCCAACAATCGCTCCAAAGAAGAGTCCGGCGATGAGAAGGAAGCCCACCATGTAGCTTCCAAACAGCCACATGTAGCTCAGAAGCCCTGTGGCGTGTTTTGCGGCCAGGAAGGAGAAGCCGGAGGGCATGAGGACGAAGATGATGATGAGAACGACGAGCGCGGCAGCGGCAATCCCCACGGCGACTTTCCAAATCTGGTCCATGGGGATGCGAACGCCCAGAATTGTCGTCATCTCCGACTCCTGGTCGGTGTCCTTTCCAGTTGCAGCGTTGGTCGGGAGGTCCATTGTCCTTTAGCGAGAGTTTACGAGAGGTGACTCCATGATTTTCGGAGATGTATGCTTGATACAGTGCTTGGCGATACACCGTATTGCCTTGCAATTTCACGTACCGAAAGTGTTGGGACAAGGTCGCGAATGGCACGAACCTGGTCTTCTGTGAGCTTTGACATCCCGTGCTTCTCCCCTCGCTGTGCAACGGCATCTCCAGTTGCCTGTCTTCCTGCATCAATCATGTCTTGGGTGTTCTCCTTGGCACTCCCTTCGCGAATGTGCTCTGGGTTGCAGCATCTGCGATTGTTACAACTGTGACACGCCATATATCCGGGGCGAATTGGGCGCCCTAGTTTCTGTTCGAGGACGTGCCGATGCGTATACGTCGTTCTCCCGTTGTACCGAAACTGTCCATATCCCTTGCGTGAAAGACACCGCGTCCATTCCCAGCAACCTGACACTTGCTTGTCGAGTTGTTGAGAGAACCAGTCCTCTATGTCTCCAGTTCGTCTCTGCATGTCTGATTGGGGTATGATGACCTTAAATTCTACTTGGACTTGACGAAGAAGGGATATGCGAGGAGTGCAGCCCCGAGAACGAGGATAAGAATGTCGACTGTACGGATGACCTTCTTGGTCTTCGCCGGTAGCTGCTCGTATTGCTCGGTATACTCCTTGGGTTTGAACCACCCCGACAGCCACCCCAAGAGCGTCGGTTTGAGACGGTCGGTGCAGTCGTACAGCGTGTCGTACCAAGCGAGACTAATATACGCTACGGTCGCGAGGATGAAGGCCATGACAATGCGATGCGTCAGGGCCACTGGATGGGGCAGCCAGTAGACGACAAGCACAAACGCCGAGAACACGAGACACTTGGGATTGAGAGCGAGTTCAGTTCCGAAGAGACCACCGCCCATTTGTAGTGCGGCCAGACTACATTTTAGACTATCTGAGGTCCTTACAAAATGAACCACTGGAACGAGAGCTATAAGTCCCTTCAGACCCCCGAGCCGTATGGAGACACAATCACGTACAGGCTTGGAGCTCGCTGGCTCAAAGACTGTGAGATTGTTGAAGATTGGGGGTGTGGTGCTGGGTGGTTCAAGCAGTTCTGCACGCCTATCTACATCGGGCTCGATGGGTCGGATACGAAGTTCGCGAACAAGAAGGTTGACCTGAAGACCTACCGTAGCACTGCCGACGGCATCTTTATGCGCCACGTCCTTGAGCACAACTACGAATGGCGAACCATTCTCGAGAACGCCCTGGATTCCTTCCAGACGCGCATGTGTCTGATTCTGTTTACGCCACTCGTCCCAGTGACCCGCACGATTACGACAAATCCTGGATACGGGAACGTTCCCGATATCTCGTTTGCTCTGTCGGAACTTGAGGGTATCTTCCGGTCCCACGGAATTTCCTTCACGCACGAGACCTTCAAGACGGAGACGCAATACGGAACGGAGACAATTATCTACCTGGAGAAGGTTTAATCTACCGTGAGGGTTGCGGACCTATCAACCCCACCACCGCCTATTTGCTATTTGGTATAGAGGATATACAGCAGGGAATAGAGAGCCAGGAGACCGGACCACAGCACCTGGTCATCGGTGAGCCGAGCATCGAGTGTCTCCATCAGCCAAACCGAGCCCGCAACCATCGCTGCATCGGCGGCGAGAATCTTCCAGGAGCCCTCGGCAGCATACCGCTTGAAGAGGTCCATGATGCGGTTCTGCCCGGGAGGCACGACGAGGATGACCCCGTAGAAGAGGATGTCGTGGACCAGCTGAATCGCGACCGCAACTCCAATGAGCGCGAGACCGGAGTAGCTGGGGAACAGGAACATCGCGAGCGCAATGCCCAGGACGATGATGAGGATGTCAGTTCCAATCGCAACCAGACCAAACTCCGCGTACCAGGTCGCCAGAGACTTCGTCAGGGGGAACACTTTCGAGAGCACGATGACGAGGAAGTCCACCCACGCCACTGCAGAGAGCAATGCTGTCCAGGGAATCATTGTTCTAGGGGGAGAGTTTACTCCTGGTCGCTCTCACTCTCCTCACCGCCGCCGCGCTTGCCCTTCTTCGTCTTGACGACACCGAAGGACCCCTTCTTTGCCTTGTAGCCGGCCTTTTCGAGGCGACGGGTCTTCTTGGCGAGGGACGAGCGCTTCTTGGAGACGATGCGACCCCACTTGTTGTACTTGAGGTCACGCTTGGTAAGACCCCCAGTGGTGTGGTGAGCCGTGTTGTGCATCACCTGTGCGCGAGACCCGACTTTGCGACCGCTGCCTGCTTGTTCACTGTCCATTTATGCTAGACGCGAGAGAATCTCAGGAACTGGAGGGGGCCTGTGGATGGGGGCGCTGTGCGGAACTGCGAATGGAAGTCATACGCCGGTTGCTTCCACAGCTTGAGTCGGTCGGGAGTCTCCCAGGACCACCGCCACTGCTCCCGGTCCTCCTTGATGCGGTCCAGGTAGTGATAGATGGGGGAGTTGGGGTTGATGCGAAACTCAGTCTTGAGAAGCCCCGAGGCCATCAGTCGCTTGGAAAACTCGTGGTCCTCCGTATTGCGAATGTCCTTGTACCGAATCTGCCGCACGATGTCCGTCTTGATGAGGTTCATTGGAGAGACTGTCCGAATGTAGCGCTCCGGAGTCTCCATCCACTCACGGTAGTCCAGCGAATGATGGAAGAGCTTGTTGAAGACGCCTCGCTCGTAATGCGCTCCGACGAAGGCCGCACAGTCGTAGTCCACGCCCGATGTAATCATCGGCACGAACGTCTTGAGGTAGTCCGGTGCAAGGATGTCGTCATCGTCGATGAAGCAATGGTACTTGCCCGTACACCGGTCCATGAGAATATTGCGCTTCTGCCCAAGGGTCAGCTCGCCGTTGTCGGACTCCCAAAGAATCTCCGTGCGAATCTCGGGACACTCCGCTGCCTGTTTCTGAATCTCCGTAAGGACCTGCTCAAAGAGAGTCTTCCGGGGCGTCATCGTCGGGATGAGAATGCTGATGTCCGCCATTGAGGGTGTTCTGTTCCTGGTGTCTAACTTAGTTTGGGAGACGAATCACCCCGCGGGGAAGAGAGTCCACGATAGACTTCGCCGGTGGGACAATCGGAGCGGGGTCCGGGACGTCAAGGAACACCTCCGTTTCCCCACGACCGCAGAAGGTTTCATTGTTCCAGCCAAAGGGGAACTCCACGCCGACTTCCCCTCGAAGGAGACAGCCATTGCTGTAATGAATGAGAATCCGTGGCGCGAGAATCGGATACACATAGAAGGCAAGGAACGTCTGGTCATACCCATTGAGAATGGGCTTGCCGGACGCGAGGTAGTCAGATTCATAGCGGTTGCGAAGCTCCTGAATGTTGATGCCGGGAATCTTGCGCATTCCCCAGAGGCCCCCACAGAGTTCCACCTTGTGAACGACGTTGTCCCGAATCGCGTGCCCGATATACTCGGGATGCTTCAGAAACTCACGAATCGCCCACCGGTCCTTCCAGTGAATGCGGCTGTCGGCATCGCGGACCAGCATCAGCTCGACGTCCGGTTCGTCAATGGCGAAGAACCGATAGGCCATGTTCCTCGGACCCGTTATCCCCGTGTCGCGAAGGACCACGGTACTGCAGGCGGCGAGCCACTCGCGCATCGTATGGGGGACGTCCGACCCGAGGTAGACGTAGACCTTCCAGGTCGGGAAGTACTTGCCCGCGAGCCAGATGTTCTCGAGAAGCCCCCGGTAATAATAGGGGTTCTCGGGACCGTACAGACAAAAAGAGAAGGCGTTTACCATGATAGAACAGAGAGATATCTATTCCTAAATGCGACTCTTTTGTATGGACCTTCATATCTCTGTCATCGCCGACTTCAAATCTGCCTGTCCCGAGGTGGAGGTTGTGGACTGGTGTCTGTCAGGGCACGCATGGGTCATGAAGCGGCAGCAGGACTACCCCGACCACATCAATCCGAGGACGTGGCAAGACTTGACTCCTGAGCGCATTCGCGCGTTCCAGGAGCAATATGACGCCTTTCTTCGGTCGTTTGACGGCTTCATTGTCGGATACTGCAGTGCCTTCGCGATGGTCTACGAGAAATACAACAAGCCGATTCTGATGCTGAATGCGGTGCGCTACGATATCCCCTACTGCTTTACCAAGTCGACAGTGGGTCGCGCCCAGTGGAATCTGTGCCTTCAGCGCCTGCAGTCGAAGGGCCTTCTGACCATCGTGTCCAACAACAAGGCCGACCAGCGGTACACCCAGCTTGGAACGGGGATGCTTCCGATGTTCCTCCCGAGTCTCTGTCTCTATACCAACGTCCAGTATGCACCGAGGAACCCGACCTTCCTCGTCTATGGCGGCTCGTTTCCCGACCATCCGCTGCTCACACAGAAGCGTGACCTTCCCCACCCCCATGACTGGAGCGACCTCATGGCGTATCGTGGGATTGTGAACTTCCCCTACGAGGTGAGTCTCATGAGCATCTTTGAGCAGTTCACGGCAGGCTGCCCGCTGTTCTTTCCGTCGAAGGCCTACTGGAAGTCCAAGCCTGACATTCAGAGTCTGTCTGCGTATTGGGGGTCGCAGCTTCCGGCCGAGTTCGCGCCGATGGCAACGACCGATGCATGGATTGACCTCGCGGACATGTACACCACGTTCAAGTCTCCCAACACACACTACTTTGACTCGACCGAGCATCTGCTCCAGCTCCTGGAGTCCTTTGTCTACGTTGACGACCGGGCCGAGCGCGATGCGTACGTTCAGCGTGTCAAGGGCGAATGGGCACGGATTCTTCAGGCGATGAAGCGGACGCCACCAGCCCGGTGGTCTGTCTATGACCTTCCGCAGACGAACTTACAGCTGCGGCGGCTGTGAGGAGTATGCTCTATCAAAACGGGAAGCTGATTCCAATTCTGCGGGTTGCGCCTCGGACGCCTCCGCCTGCCCCGGCCCCGGCCCCGGCCCCAGCTCCTCCTCCGCCTCCCCTTCCCCGTGTCCTCGTGCTCGTTCTTGCGAGTGATACGCAGCCCATCTACTTCGAGCATCAGCGGCTCTGGAGGACCTACATGCATCGGAATCCCAACGTGGACTGCTATTTTTACAAGGGAGACCCGACCCTGGAGTCCGAGGCAGAGCTCAAGGGCGATACGCTGTTCCTTCGGATTGAGGACACACTAGAGACGGTCCACGAGAAGACGCTGATGGCGTTCAAGTACTTCCTCCCCCAGCTTGCGCAGTACAAGTGTGTCTTCCGGACCAACCTCTCGTCCGTGGTTGTCTTTGACCGCTATCTGGAGTACTGCAGGACCCTCCCGAGCGAGGGAGTCTGCTCGGCGTTCGTTGGAGGCATCGATGACACTGAATTTCCGGCGGGCGCGGGCTACACCCTCACGCCGGACCTCATTCGTCGGTACGTGGAGGAGTGGCCTCCGGTCTTTCATCAGGACGATGTCACGCTCGGGGCCACGCTCTACCAGTGGGGCGTCAAGATTGCACCCGTCCCTCGGGCTGACCTTCTGAATGAGCAGTTCGTGGAGCATCTGCGAGGCGCCATTCCGAACGATGTCTTTCACTACCGCGTGAAGCAGAACATTCGGCATGAACATGACACAGAGACGCCCTATGAGCTGGAGGTCATGCAGAAGGTCATCTCGGAGCACTATGACGACCCCGCGACGCGACGCATCGAGGTGCTCATGCGGATGTGTCCAGATTCCCGGGCCCCGCAGGCGGGAGCAAGTTCTCGCCCCGAGTGGTTCACCAAAGAGGCAGCCTTCCGGTCGGTGTTCCTTGAGCGGGGTCCGAATGTCTACGTGACCGTGCTCTTTGACGGAGACCCGACGGACCACTGGATTCAGTCCTATCCTGTCAAGGTCGTTCCGATTCAGGGAGGAGATGATGCGTCCTCGCTTCTCATCCTCCTTCGGTACATCCGCGACCGGCGTCTCCCCGACAACACGATTGTCTACTGTCTGGAGGATGACTACCCCCATCGCCCGGGATGGCCGACGATTGTCCGCGAGGGGTTCTCGCCGTTGACTCCGGAGTGGATTCGGTTTGACTACCTGACCCTCTACGACCACCGCGACAAGTACACGTATTCGATGTACAAGGACCTCACCGCACGGTTGGCTGTGTCCCCGTCGGTGCACTGGCGAACCATCCCCTCCACGACGAACACCTGGATTGCCCTCAGCAAGACCTTCAACGAAGACTTTGAGATTTTCTGGGCCTATCGAAATCTGGACCATGAGAAGTTCCTGACGCTGGGTCGGCGGGGTCGTGTCCTCGGAAGCTGCATTCCGGGGTACTCCACGCACGCCCACGTCGAGCACATTTCACCGGGGTGGGAGCTTTCGCAAAGCTGTCTCGAGAAGACACAAGAATGTCCCGCGTCGCCCTCATCACCGGCGTAACTGGGCAAGACGGGTCCTACCTTGCCGAACTCTTGTTGTCGAAGGGCTATGCGGTGCGCGGTGTCTCCCGCCGGACCTCCACGCCCAACACAGAACGCCTCGGGGCGGTTCTGGACCACCCCCAGTTCTCGCTGCAGCAGGCGGATATGTGTGACCTCACGTCGCTTCTCTCGGTCGTTCAGTCGGTCGCAGCCTACGACCGCATCGAAGTCTACAACCTCGCAGCCCAATCGCATGTCCATACGTCCTTCTCCCAGCCCGAATACACGGCGGACGTGGATGGGCTCGGGACGCTTCGGCTTCTGGAATGCATTCGGACGCTGGGGCTCGAGTCGAAGACACGCATCTATCAGGCCTCAACGTCAGAGCTCTACGGAAAGGTCGTCGAGACACCCCAGCGCGAGACGACGCCCTTCTATCCGCGCAGTCCGTATGGAGTTGCGAAGCTCTACGCCTACTGGATTGTGAAGAACTACCGCGAGAGCTACGGACTCTATGCCTGCAATGGAATCCTCTTCAATCATGAATCTGAGCGTCGTGGACGCGAGTTCCTCACGCGAAAGGTGACGCTCGGGCTGCAGCGCGTCTACGCAGACCCGTCCTTTACCCTGGACGTCGGGAACCTTGACGCCAAGCGGGACTGGGGACATGCCGAGGACTATGTGCGGGCCATGTGGCTGATGCTCCAGCAGGAGGAGCCGAAGGATTATGTCATCGCGAGTGGAGAGACGCACAGTGTCCGGGAGTTCATCGAGCGCGCCTTTCAGGTTGCGGGGCACACGCTCACGTGGGAGGGAACGGGAGACCACGAGTGTGGACGGGATACATCCGGACGTGTTGTCGTCCGAGTGAATCCAGTGTTGTATCGTCCGGCGGAAGTCGACCTCCTGGTGGGAGATGCAACCCTCGCCGAAACAGAGTTGGGGTGGACACGCTCCGTGTCCTTTGCGCAGTTGGTCGAGCGGATGGTTAGGTCTGACGCTCAAGCACGGTGAGTCCATTGCAGTTCGTCAGCCGCTCGCGCATGCGCCACTCGGGGTGCTGGGCGAGGAACTCCTCTACGGCAGGCCAGAGTCCCTTGCGAATCTCGTCCACAGGGATTCCCGTGTCGCGGCTCTGCTGAACGGCATCCCACCTGAGGCGAATCGTCTCTCCCTCCCACTCATCGACGGTCGTGTCGTGGAGGAGAATGTACTTCCGAACGTGGGGATGCCAGCGGGCCAGCTCACGCTTGAGATGCCCATAGACGTGCCACGAGTCAATGAACAGAAGGTCTGTCTCCTCCATCGGGCAGTCCAGGTCACTCTTACGATAATACACGGAGTCAAGCCCCTCAGCCTTGCACTCGGCCTGGAAGACATCCACATTCGGATGCCACTTCGGGTCGACCTGAATGAAGCGCGCCCCGGGCGTCCCGCGAAGCGCGTCCGCAAAGGCATAGGAACTCACGACTGTACACACGCCACACTCCGTGACATGCGTACACTCAGAGGCATACTGCGCGAGAATCGGAAGGTGCTCGTGAATATCGGACGGAGAGGCACACCGCTCAAGGAACTTTGTACGGAGCATTTTCTATACAGAAACCGATGCCTGTATATCCTATTTCGTTCTCCATTCCCGAGCAGAAGCTCGTCTCGGAGGTCCCCGACAAGACCAAACAGTTCGCCGATATCATTCCGGGGGATGTCTCCACGTATCGCTTCGAGACGGAGGAGGCCTATCGTGCAGACTACCAACAGAGCGTCTTTGGACGAACGCAGAAGAAAGCGGGATGGGACTGCCTGCGTCACTACGAAATTCTCGGAAACGGGTGTCTCCCGTGGTTTCAAGACCTTGAGCGCTGCCCTGTCCGAACCATGACCCACTTTCCAAAGCGTCTCGTTTTGGATGCGATGCGGTCTGAAACTCCGACGGAGTCCATCCCCGAGCTCCTCGAGTACACGCGCGAGCATCTCACGTGTCGCGCCATGGCGCAGTACGTCCTCGACACTGTCGGGTGTCCGTCGCCGAACCGAATCCTCTATCTCGGAGACCGAAGCGACCCGGACTATCTTCGGTGTCTGACGGCCATTGGATTCAAGCAGCTCCTCGGGTCTGCCTGTGTCGACTCCGTTGGGCTTCCGCATCTCTATGACGACTACCCGACCCCCGCAAGCCTCTACGGACGGGGCTTCACGTACTCTCGCACAGTGCCGGTCTCTGCGAAGCCTCCTCTCGTGACACTGGATGAGGTTCGCGCAGGGTCCTTTGACCTCGTCATCTACGGAAGCCTGCATCGCGGACTGCCCCATTGGACTGAGGTCACTCGAGCGTACCCTCCGCATCGGATTGTGGCCTTCTGTGGGTCGGATTGTGATTCGCACAGTCCAGTGCATACGTGTCGGGAGGGAGCCGCGCTCTCGTCCCTCGGGCTCAACGTGTTCATTCGTGAACTATCTTCCGAAGGATGACCTGGTAGTCGCTGTGGAGAAGGACGAACCGGTCTGCGTTGAGCGCCATGAACGCATCAATGGCAGGACGGGGATTGTCAATCGGCCGCTTTCCGCCCAACCAGAGATAGTCATCAAAGATGAGAATCCCTCCGTACTTCAGGAGACGAAAGGCGTGAATGGTATCCTCAAGAACTGCGAACGCGCGATGGTCGCCGTCCACGTATGCAAAGTCATACGCTCCCGCATGTGTGCGAAGGACGACCTGGCTATTTCCCTCCAAAATGTCCACCTTCTCGGCAAAGGGCTGAATGTTGTGCTCGAACAGCTCACGCATGTTGCGGATATGGTGGGCCGAATGCTCAACGGACCCCTTGAAGGTATCCACACAGGTAATCCGCGAGTCAGGGTGCGTGAGGATGTCTTCGAGCAGCCACCGCGTGGACCGACCCTGAAATGAACCAATCTCGAGGGCGCGAACCGGGTTTCCGCGAAATTCACGGAGAATCTGCGACCACGTGCCGATGTTCCCGGAGAACCAATCCTCAGTAAACAGAGGCTCCATTCTATGTTTTCTGGACACACCTGTTTTTGGAGTTCCAACCACAGGTGTGGGGTTTCCCCCGTGTTCCTCCCCCGACGACCTTGAAGTTCTGGTGTTTAGTTGGAGTACGCGAGGCCGCCCATGCCGGACATGACGCGGAGGACGTTGTAGTTCACGGCGTACACGCGCACCTGGGCAGTGCGGCCAGAGCGGACAGTGTTGACGGACACCGTGAGCTGGAGGGTCGCCTTGTCGATGCGGGAGAAGTTGCAGGTGCCGCTGGGCTGGTGCTCCTCGGGCTTGAGCGCGAAGGAGTAGACGTTGATGCCCGGGGCCGGGGTGCGAGTGTGGTGCTGGAAGGGCTGGACGCGGTCGAAGTAGCGGCCCTCGCGCTCCGTGAAGCGGTCCTGGCCGTTGAGCTGGAGCTTGGCGACCTCCACGGGGTTCTTGCCGGAGCACTTGACACCAGAGGCGAGCACGACCTTGGCGAGGAGGTAGTTGGTGGTGGCCGCGAAGACCTCCTCCCCGAGGTTGGAGCCAGAGTCGAGCCAAGAGGCACCGCCCAGCGACGGGCCGGGGTTGATGCCGAGACCGGGCAGGTAGGGGCCAGACGGGCCATCGCCAGAGGTGGTGGGGATGGTGGTGTTGTTGCCGTTGGTGGCGAGCGCGCCGCCAGTGCCAGTGCCGAGGGAGCCGCGGGCGAGGATGTCCATGACAACACCCTCCGTGGTGAAGTCATCCGTGTAGTTGAAGGGCTGGCAGCCGTTCACCTCCGCGATGAAGTTCTGGCCCGGGGTGCAGTCGACGAAGGAGTCGCGCTGAACAACCCAGACAAGCTCCTTGACGGGGTGGTTGAAGTTCAGCTGGATCTTGTTGGAGGAGGAGGTGATGGACTCCGCGCCAGTGTACTGCAGCTGCTCGATGAGGTACTCGTGGGTCTGCTGGGCGAACCGGCGGCGCTCCTCAGTGTCGAGGTAGATGTAGTCGATGTAGAGGGACGCGGCGGTGAGGGACTGGATGGCGGTGGAGGGGGCAGTGGAGGTCGCCGTCTCGTAGTAGCAGCAGTTGATCCACTGCTCGAACTCCACGTTGATGCGCACCTCGTGGTACTGGAGGGCGATGAGCGGGATGGCGAGGCCAGGGTTGCGGCAGAACCAGAACTGGAGGGGGATGTAGAGGGTCTTGGCCGGGGTGCCCGCGCGAGGGGCGCAGGAGTTGGTGAGCTCCGCACCGGCGCAAGAGGCATCGAGCTGGTAGCCCTTGGAGTCCTTCATCAGGACGAGGTCGTGGGTGTTGCCGATGATGTCATCGAGGGCCTCGATGGTGCCCGCATCCTGGGTGAGCTGGGTCCAGATCTGCATCCAGTCACCGTACTGGCGGTCGATGCGCTGGCCGCCAATCTCGAGCTCCACAACCTTGATGAGGCGGTGGCCGATGTAGTTGAGCCAGCGGAAGCGGTTGAGCTGGGTGGAGCCGGACACGAGGTCGACGGCGGGGAGGACAACCTGGACGTAGGTGCGGTACATCAGGTCCGCATTGCGGTTGATGACGGCGGTGACACGCTTGTTGAAGTCGGCCTGGCCGTTGAAGGTGACCTCGATGGACTCCATGGCGAAGTTGGTGTGGCGCTTGTAGAGAATCTTCCAGAAGGTAATCTGGGGCGTGCCCGTGATGTAGATGTCCTGCGCACCGTAGCTGACAAGCTGAAGAAGACCGCCACCCATGTTGGTATGCTCCTTGGCAAGAAAGTTTTCTACGACGCAGTGTTTTCGCGCACGAATTCTAGGTGGTAGCACTCCCGGCAGAGGGGCATGTACCGTTCCTGACCGCCGACAATCACCTGCTGGTCATGGGGTCCGCCGCGACGGTAGGTGAAGGGGGCGGGCGTTCCATTGGCGCAGCGACGACAGAAGGCCGTGAGACGCTCCACGTGGTCGGCCAGCGGGATGCAGTGAAGAAGCTCTCCAAACGGTCTCCGATTCGAATCTCCGTCCAAGCCGACGAGATACAGGTGCTTGCCGAGGGTGTCCACGGTCCACTCGACAAAGGGAACCAGCCGATGGAAAAAGTGAGCTTCATCCACGATGATGACGTTGTAGCGGATGATGTCCTCGGCCACCAGGTCATCAAAGCTCTGGATGGCGATGCAGGGAGCATGCCGTCCATCATGCGTTGCAATGTCCGTCCGCCGATAGCGTATGTCGTCTGCGTGCTTGAGCACGAGCACGGCAGTGTCGAGAGCGGTATAGCGTGACACGAGATTCAGAATGCGGCTGGACTTGCCCGCAAACATCGGTCCCATCAGCACGGTGAGGGACATTTACAAGGGTCATGCGCAGAACAAATAAATGGATATCACGGATACCGCCCTTGCAGCTGCGTCCGGCATTGGACTTGCGATGTGCGCAGCCTGTGCGCTTGTCTATGCCTGGCGGACCTCTCGGCCGCGAGGACTCAAGGCCTCCCGGTCCGACACCGACCTCACTCTCATTCTTGAGCAGAGCATTCCCTCCTCCTCCGCTCGTCGTCTAACCCCTCCGGAGGACCCTACTGGAGGACCATCCGGGGAACAATATGCATCGCCTCTAACTCTTGGACCCAGAGTTTCATTGCATAGGGAATCGTCTTCGTAAGGAACTCCGTCTGATTCCCACAGGCTCCGCAGGAGTAGATGCCCTCCTTCTCGTTCACCACGGCAAGCGTTCCACAGGTCTTGCAGATGCCCGTCGGGAAGGGGTCGGACACATCCATCAGGCGCTCCTTCGTGAACGCAGCCGCTCCGTGCGACAGCATACAATCTCGCTCCATCTCTCCGACACGCAATCCCCCATCCCTCGCCCTGCCCTCACACGGCTGGCGGGTGAGGCTGACGATGGGTCCGCGTGCGCGGGAATGCTTCTTGTCAATCACCATGTGCTTCAGGCGCTGATAGAAGGTCGGTCCCATGAAGATTTCGGCCTCCATCATCTCACCCGTCTGCCCATTGTAGAGCAGCTCATTGCCGTACGACTGCAGTCCGAGGTCGAGCATGTGCTCGCGCAGGTCCGCAACCTTGAGATGGTCGTAGGGGGTTCCATCGCCCAGCGTGCCTCGCCGCACGCCGACCTTGCCGAAGATGTTCTCCATCAGCTGTGCAATCGTCATGCGGGACGGGACGGCGTGGGGGTTCATGATGAGGTCCGGACGCAGACCGGCCGCGGTGAACGGCATGTCCTGTTCCTCCAACATCATTCCGACGGTTCCCTTCTGCCCGTGGCGGGAGGAGAACTTGTCGCCAATCTGGGGAATGCGCTCCGAGACCACGCGGACCTTGATGAACGGATAGCCATCCGAGTTCTTGTCCTGCCAGACTCCATCGATGCGGCAAGGCTCCGAGTTCTTGTGCGTGGTGCTCGCGTCACGATACGCATAGCCCGCAGTGTCATTGCGCAGGTTGACGACCTTGCCGATGACCACATCGTTCTCCTGCAGCGTGGAGTTGAGGACGGGAAGCCCATTCTCGCCGATGGCCGCGTACGAGCTGTTCTTGAACTTCCGGGTGTTGTGCTTGGTCGGGCGCATGAACTTCTCCTCACGACCCGAGGTCACATTGCGGTGCTCCTCGTCCTTGTACATCGTGTAGTAGAGGCCGCGCATGAACCCGCGGTTCACGCTCGAGCGATTCATGATGATGGAGTCCTCCTGGTTATAGCCTCCGTAGCACGCGATGGCGACAATCGCGTTCATGCCGGAGGGCATCTCGTGCATCTTGAGGATGTTCATCGACCGGGTTTCCACAATCGGTCGGCTCAGCGAGCAGAGCATGTAGCCGTTCTTGTCCAGGCGCTTGGCGTAGTTGCCGGCGTAGACGCACATCGACTGCTTGCCCATGGCCGACTGATAGGTATTGCGAGGCGACTGATTGTGGTCCGAGAGCGGGATACTGGCCGCCATCTGTCCGACGATGAGGCTCGGGTGGAGTTCGTAGTGAGTATGGTACGGAGTGCAGTCTGCGCGACTGGACGCAATCCGAAGCGTCTCTGTCTCCGAGGCATCGATGTACTCCATCGTCGTTGTCAGCCAGGTGGTCCAGTCCGCACCGGGCGACGCCATCGGGCAGCCGACCCGAACGACCGGGCGCACGAGACGACCGCTGTCCGTCTCAATGATGATGGTGTTGAGCAGCGTGTACCATGCAATGGAGATGTGGGGATGGAGGCGGAAGGAGTGCTTGGCTGACCGCAGCGTGTCGGTGAGCGTCTTCGGGTCCTTGGTGTAGGCGACGATGACACCGTTCACCGTAATCGCCGTTCCCTCATAGACGCGCGGCGTATCGACCCACGTCAGACCCGGACAGGACTCCAGGAAGTGGAGCACCGTCGCACTCGGAACGTGCTGCGTGACGCTGGACAGGAGACTCATGGTCTTGACGATACCCACTGAGTGACCCTCCGGCGTCTCCACCGGGCAGACGAAGCCCCAGGACGTACCGTGCAGCTTGCGGGGCGCCAACAGCTTGCCGGACTTCTCCACCGGCGTCTGGATGCGGCGGAGGTGAGACAGCGTCGCGGAGTAGGACATGCGCGCGAGCACCTGCGAGACACCGACCTTGGTCGCGTTGGAGAGCGACGTCGAGCTGGACGTTCCGAGGCCCTGGACCGTGAAGTTGCCCGTGGCGAGGGCCTGCTTCAGCTTGCCTTCAATGGTCGAGAGCTTCAGAATCTTGTAGAGGTTGTTGATGTTGAGGATGTCCATCGGGCGCGGCTCACCCTTCTTCCAGGCGTCATTGTTGACCTCCTGGACGAACTCATTGCGCGTGTCATTGCAGACCTTCTGAAAGAGCTGGCGGAACAGATGGGTCAACAGAGCTCCGGTCGTGACGACGCGCTTGTTCGGGTAGGCATCACGGTCATCGAGTGCAATCTGCCCCTGGTCGGTCAGGAGGAGACGGCGAATCATGCTCGCGGTGAGAAGGGCCTTGCGGGTGTTGTGGACGGCGAGCCCGACCGACTCCCCTGCGAACTTGACGTGCGGCAGGTACTCGGTGGTCAGGAGCTGGCGGACATAGGCGTGTTTGTCCTCCTGTGTGGTGCCGTACTGGAGATTGTTCGCCAAGAAGCCGATAGCGTCCTCCTGCGAGAAGACGCCTAGCTCTGCACACTCACGGAACGAAGCTCCCAGGAGCCCGACGTGCGGGTCCTCGAGACGTCCCCAAACGAGTCGGGCGACCTCAGCATCAGACCGAATCCCCAGCGCGCGAAAGTACACGCCAACAGGAATGTCCTCACGGAAGCGGGGCACGCAAGCAAGCAGAGGGTACCCAAATCCATTGAACTTGGAGGACAGACGGATTTCCAGTTTCTTCGGCGGCATTGTGAAGGTCTCAGAGAGCGACTTCAGCTCGACGGAGTAGGAGTGCTTGGAGCTGGCCTTCTTGGACTGAAACACCATGATGCGATTGTCTGCAACCTTCTCCTGACAGAGGATTGTTCGCTCCGACCCATGGATGAGAAAGTAGCCAAGAGGGTCGTGCGCACACTCTCCATACTGCTCGAGAGAGAGGGGGTAGTCCTTGAGAAGGCAGAGAGAAGAGCCAAGCATAACAGGGAGCTTGCCAAGGGAAATCCCCTCAAAGACACGAGACTCCTCGGTGCAGGTTGCATACGTGTCTCCAGAATACGTCTTCGCGGTAAACCGGATGTCGGCATGCATCTGCGCGGCATAGGTGAAGTTGCGGACGCGGGCCTCCATGGGAAGCATCGGCTTGACGCGACCCGTGGCCTCGGTGATGCGGGGCTTCATGTAGGAGACGTTCTCGAACGTCAGCGTGAACTCGTACTTGTACTTCTTGTGGACGGGGTGCTGCTCGTGCCACACCTTGATGGGCGGCGTGGACTGGACGATGAGGGGGAGCTTGTTGCGGATGAAGTCCTCATACGAATCCACCTGGTGGTCCACGAGGCGGCGAACGCCATTCGCAAAGTACGACTTGACTGCATCCCAGCATGGGTCCATGGTATCTGTGTGCTGGACGTCGTGTGTAAACGAGTGCGTCCGTTTTCAGCGCGGAATGGATTCTGGCCTAAGAACAATGACCGACACGGCTATCCGAATCGTCAAGGTCGGCGACCGTCCGGCTCCCCAGGCGGCTGCGACTCGGAAGACAGTCCCCCGAGCCGGAAAGAAGACCATGCGCACGTATCCCCGCAGCATCCTGAAGAAGGTCGGGGGTGTCAAGGGAATCAAGCCAGTGCGCGACCCCGCGAAGCCTCCCCCGATTGCATCTGGACGGAGCTCGACCCTCCGCATCCTCACTGAGAAGGGGGCCGCCAAGCGTCGGGACACGATTCACAAGAAGGTCAAGACGATGCCGATTGGAGCCGTGCGGGAGACTCTTCGGCGGTCTGGACTTCCTATCTCGGACAAGACGCCTCCCCATATCGCCAAGGAAATCCTGGAAGGCGGCATGGAGGCGGGGATGATTGTCTCCAAGTAAAATCAATGACAGCTGTCTGGGGACCCTTGGGATGGATGACCCTCCATTCCGTCTCCACCATCTATCCCGAGCATCCGACGCAATCCGAGAAAGACCTTCTGACGACGTGGCTGGGTCTCTTCACAGAGACGATTACGTGTCCGCATTGTCGCGACCACTTCCGGTCCATGCACGCAAACTACCGTGCAAAGTATCCGGGTTATCTGGACTCGCGTCAGGCCTTTGCGATGTTCGCCTTCCGGTGTCATAACGTCGTGAACGCGCGGTTGTCCAAACCGGTCTACGGAACACTCGAAGAGTGCATGGGCGTTCTGAAGACCAACATCAAGCTGCGGTCTGCGCAGGACTATCGCATTTCCTATATCAACCACCTGACGCGCTTCTGGGGAACGATTCAGGATACCTCTGGAATCACCGCTCTCAAGAAGGTCTACGAATTGAAGAAGATTGAAATTGACTACTTCGGGCTTCGTGATACGAAGTTTGAGGTCACCCTTCGCGATGACGGCGTGGTCATTCCCCGGCATTGGGTGGAGCATGTCCCGGGGGGTCAGACTGCAGACGTTCCGCCGACACGCCTCATGCCCCGGGCGACCACCCAGACGCGCGCCGGCTTCAGGATGGTGGGAGGGCGTATTCGGTTGTTCTAGTCAGGCGACCAAGCGGAACTGACACCCAGGGGTCGGCTTCCCATGTATACCGCCGCATCCAGGGGTGCCGTGTCTCCGTCGCTTCGTCATAGAGCTCATCGGGGAATCGAGGCTCCAACCCCGTTGTCCGCAGGCTCGCCTCCGGAAGAATCAACTGCAACTGGTCGTCAACACCGTAGGGAGGCTCTGGATGCTCCCAGGTGAACTCGGTCTCCTGCTCATAGGCGTCAAGCGTCGTGAGCAGGGGAGCTTCCGCATAGGGATAGACCCACGTCCAGTCCAGAACCTCCGAGGTCGTGAAGTAGTGGTAGGTCCACGCGTACGTCTTCCAGAAGGCGTGAACAACCGGCTCCCAATTGACCACGCCGTCCATCAACTGCGCCCCAAATCGCTGCTCGAGGGCATGTCCATCGTGCGCGACAATGCGACGCTCGCTGTCCTTGGCACGTTTGAGAAGGACTCGCAGTTCATCCTTCGGCGCCGTGTTCTTGTTCGCATAGAAGAGGGCTCGCGTATACCCGTCCTCTCGCAACGAGAACATCGCCAGGTTGGGGAGGAAGTCATTCCCGAAGCTCATGATGGAGAGCTTGACATAGAGGTCGGGTGCAAGGGGAAGCACCTCCATCAGCGCAGGGATGCTCAGGGCGGAAAAGCCGGGGCCCTTCTCCCGTTCGCGCAGGACCTGAATGGAGCCCAGGTGGCTCTGGGCAATTGCGATGAGCACGAGGTCGGCATCCAGTCCGTAGATACAGATGCGCTTGCGCTCGTCCTCGGGAAGGGTGCGAAGCCACAGGAAGAGCTTGTGCTCGCCCTCCCCTCGCTCCAGGGTGTCTGAGACGATGCACTGGGGGAACAGGAGACGAATCGTATCCGCGAGCTCGCGCATGTACGGCGTGCCCGGGGAAATCTGATGCTTGTCGAAGGCGCAGGGCTCGGGATGTTTCATTCGACGATACCGCTGCTGGACCACTTTGGCGTACGGAACCAGCCCATCAAAGGCGATGTAGATGCGCTTGGCCGTGAGGGTCCGGAGGAAGCTGTCCAGCGCAATGACGATGCTTCCGACAGGATTCTCGGGGGTCAGATACCGATGAAGAAAGCAGTTGAAGTCCAAGGCCAGGACATCGACGTCCGTGGGGGGAGCCGTCTCAATGGCCGGATGAGAACGGATGAGAGACCGGACATAAAAGGGAATTCCCATACCCAAGATAAGCGCAATGGCTCTAACCCTGAAGGTCCCTCCTCCTGCCGACCGACAATTGACAGAATCCAAGTGGGAGGTCGCCGAAACAACACTTCGGGCCAACCCCGCCCAGCAGTCCGCACAGGCTCTCTTGACCCCCCGGCATAGCTACACCCTGCATCGAGCGTCCGATGGGTCGTTGACCCGCACGCGCACGAAGTCTCGGGAAGAACCAAATGTGGACCTGGCTTCTCCTTCTCGCGCTCGTAGTGTTCATTCTGTATTGGTGGGGAACTCGCCCGACCCAGACGGCTCCGAGCTGTAATGCCTGCGCCAAGCGCCCCGTCTCCCCGGTGGAGTAGAAGAAGTTCGCGTGAGAAGACAAATGGCAAAACAAGCCTTCCTCCCCCCGATGTTCTGGATGCCGGCCATCATTCTGGGTCTGTTGCTGGTGCTGAACTACCTCGTCTTCCCCGCCGTGGGCAAGAAGGCCTGCCCGGGGTCGCAGATTTACTGCCCGGGCGTCGGGTGTGTCTCGGGCCAGGATAAGTGCTTCGCGGGCTCGCTCGGGGGTGCGTCCAAGGTCTTCTCCAAGGAGACGTTCGGAGTCTGGCCCGGCCCGGGGGTCCGGTCGACGCCGCCCGACTACAGTGCCGTGAAGGAGCCCTTCACGACCTGCCCAGATGGCACGCGGACAGATGGCCCGTGTCTTCTCCAGGTCTAAACCAATGGACGTCGGCTCTGTTGGTGCTGTCGCTGGACTCGGATTGCTTCTCTTGGTCGGCGCGGCCCTCTGTATCCGCGACCGGTGCACCAACCACACCCGTGAACTCCTGCCCACGTATTACCGTCGCCCCTCTCAGTCTCGAGTTCGGTCCCTCTTCCCAGCCGCGCCGTAGGATATTTTCGGGAGGAAAGACAAACAAATGTGGGCCAAGCTTGTCTTTTCCGCGATTCTCTTCTACGCGTTCGTCCCGGGTGTCCTCGTCAACCTCTCCACCCCCTTCACCTCCCCGGCGCTCACGCACGCCATCCTCTTCGCCCTCGTCTCTGGCTTTGTCTGGAAGGCGGCGAAGCCTATGCTCCCCAAGTATTAACTGACAAAAACGAATCCGGTTCCTCCCTGACAGGAGACAAGGACCCCAGCTGATACAATGAACACCACTGCAACTCTCGAACGCCTTGACGCGATTCAGCTGGAGCTGAACGGCGTTGAAGCCCGGATGGCGATTCCGACCCTCCTCCCTGCCCTCCAGGATGCCCTGGAAGACGAGTGGGAACACCTGATGTGTGAACTGGAGATGCTCACAGAGCTTCTCGCGAACGAACTGGAGGATACCCGTCCGGGATGCGACCAGTGCGCGGGCTGCGCCTATTGCGAGGAGTCTGCGCCGGGGTATGACCCGGCTGATGAGATTTGAGACCGAAATGAACTTACTGTTGTGTAGATGTCTTTTAGCATGGCGGGCTACGTCTATTGCTTTACGAATCCCTCGATGCCCGGGCTTGTGAAGATTGGGTTCACAGAGGCCACCGTTGAGCAGCGCCTGGAGGATGCGAATGCACCGAACACATGGATTCCGACCCCCTTTACCGCAGAGTTTGCGCGGTATGTGCGGGAGGCCAACCACAAGGAGCAGGTTCTCCATCGGATTCTGCAGGACCATCGGGTCAACCCTCGCCGGGAGTTTTTCCGCGTGGACCCTGCTCACGTGAAGCTCCACTTTGAGCTGATGGACGGGGTCTGGTGGAATCCCCAGGAGACAGAGGAGACAGATGAAGCGACCTCGCGCATTCTGGGAGACGATGTCATCCGCCAGTTCCTGAACAAGCACGTCTTTCCTGCAGAGCGCGTGGGGCTCCCTGTCCTGTGGACAGAGGTCGCGGCCGCCTTTCAAATCTGGAAGAAGCGCCAGGGGTACAAGCACGGTGCAACGATGAAGCTTCGGGAGGCGCTGACCGATGCCTATGGTCAGCCGCTTCGAGGGGCGTGGATGAATTTCCGGATAGAGAGCGACGAGGTTGAGTATCGCGATGACGACCGGGACTACATTCGCCCGGGCAAGTAACTGACAAAAACGAATCCGGGGTTGGACTGGAGAGAGGACTGTACCCTATCCCAATGCAACAAGAAATGCCGTCTATCATCTTCGTGACTCTCGCCGATGGCGAGTACAGTGACCGCTGGACGTCCGACCTCCTGCCGGTCGGAGTGTCTCCCGAGCGAATTGGGCTTCGCGAACTGACCTGGGATGGACAGCGGAGTGGACTGCGCGACGACCTTGTTGGGCCTGGAACTCGCGTTGCAGTTCGCCCGAACCGCAACACGAAGGCCTTCGACATGATTGGAACCGTGCTGCTGAAGACGCAGACACGTGCGCGGGAGGGCAACCATCCTGCAGAGTACAAGCTTGTGATTGAGATGACTGCCAACCCGCAGCGCATCCACAAGCTGAGGAATGACCGCTTCACGCACAACAGCGTGCTGCGTGCGCTCGGATACCCGCTGGAGGTCGGCGCGATGCCTCACGGGATTTATGCGATGTAAGTGTGTGGTCTCCACGCGTGTTCTGTAGCCTTACTTTTGTGGTGAAAACGGATTTTCGCCCTAGAGTCGTTCCGGTGGTAATGGCTCACTTTGAGCACGGAGCTCTCAACTTAGAGGGACATCTCGTAGACCCGAACTCTGCGCTTCGGCGGACCCCATATACATGTCCCGACTGTCATCGGGGCGTTCGTGTACGAAAGGGAAATGAGCGGGCACCTCACTTTGCGCACAACCCAGACCCCTCCCGCTCGTGCACGTATTACGACCGAGGCGCGACGAGCACACAGAAACACCGAAACGCGCAATTCAAACTCAAACAGTTCCTAGAACGACTGAAAGAAGTTGATATTGGTAGAGTCTGCCCTTGCGGATGTGGACGGATGTCGCATTGGGGAGTGCGTAGATTCTCCGACACGGTCGTCAAGTGTGAATATCGGTTTCGGTTTAACGACTCAAACAAGTCTGCAGACGTAGCCGTACTCGATTCAAAAGGCGAACTTGTGTGCATCTTTGAAATCGTCAATACGCATTACACTCGGGAGATGGATAGACCAGAACCTTGGCATGAAATCCGAGCCGACGAAATCAACGCGATTCCTTCCGATGCGAAAAGCATCGCGTTGACATGTATTCGCGAAGTCCTCCGACCCGAATGCATCGCAAGACAAGAGGCAATTCGACATGCGCGAGACGAACGCCAACGCCGAGAAGCCGCAGCCCAACGTGAGCGTGAGGCTGCCCAAGAAGAAGCAAATCGGCGGTGGAGAGAAGAGCGCGATAGGAGATTCCGAGAGGAAACGGAGCGATGGGAACGGAGGATGGCGCGTGAACGAGAGGAAGACGAACGTCTTCGCGCAAACGAGCAACGCCATCAAGAGACTGTCGTTGCTCGGCGGATAGACGGCGAGCGGCCCCACCTCACTGCGGTCGAACAGCAACGCACCCAGCGACACCAGCAACAGATGGGTGTGGAAGAAGACCAACTTCGATGGGACGCTGTACACCCACGACACAGCGAGTTGTACAAGGAGTATGCGCGAGACGTGACTGCGTGTATGCTGTGCTCGACAGGATTTCGTTGGGAAGAGTCTGCATCCCTCGGCAGATGTCAAATTTGCAGCGCGAGTATCCGCAAACGGGTTGAGCAGCGTCTGTCACCTTCACACGCGCACACTCTATCTGAGTAGAATGGACCCCGTCCCCCTGTATGAATGCTCGGCCTGTGGGCAGAGCTTTTCGAGTGAACTGTGGATACGCTACCATGCCAGTGTGTGCATTCCGAGGAACTTACCGGCAGCCTCCTCCGTTCCAGCATATGGACTCTGTTGTCAGCCGCGCCTTGCTCACGAAGCCGCCCGCCGAGCGGGCCCGTCTCTTGGGTCTCGTCACCACCTACGTCACGCACATGGACTTCGTGAACCTGGTCTCCAATATTGATGTCAACCGCCCTGAGAGCATTGCGCGCTGGACCAAGCCGCTCGCCGCCTTCAACTCCCTGGAGTCTCTCTGGCTGCAGGTGGAAGACTGGCTGCGGGCTTAGTAGTACTGCGGGAAGACCGAGCGGAGTCCCCAGTAGACCGCACCGAACACCACGGCGTGGGTCACGGTCTGAACGGTCTTGCTGGCGCCCGGCGGGAGGGCGAGGAGGAGACCAGGGGTCAGGAGGATGAAGAGAATCACAGGAACGAACACATTCGCATCAATCGGTGCCATTTGTTCTTCCCCCAGAAATAATGGGTGCCTCACAGTCCCATACCATGGCGATTGGGCTCGTGGTGTTCAACCCCGCCAAGTCCAAACGCATGCTGATGAACGCGCTCTACGTGTGGAACTACTACAAGACAAAGGGACTGCCGGTCTTTGTCTTGGAGCTTGTGTTTGGAGACAACGAACCGGAATTCAAGAAAGCCTTCCATGTTCGAGGCGAGTCGCCGATGTTCCACAAGGAGCGTCTCTGCCGCCTCCTGGAGCAGCGCATTCCGCGCAAGTACAAAAAACTCGCCTTCCTCGATGCCGACGTCCTATTCCCCGATGACAGCTGGTACGAGGAGACCTCAGACCTCCTGGACGACTACGATGTCGTGCAGCCCTTTTTGACTGCGGATTGGCTGGACCTCTCCTACAAGAAGGCCGAAGTTCGTCGGCAGTCTGTGGTCAAGATGCCGGGGACCAAATGGGACTTCACCTATCACCCGGGCTTTGCGTGGGCCTTCCGTCGCGAGTGGTATCGCAAGGTCGGCTTCTATGATTGGGCCGTCTCAGGCAGCGGCGATACACTGTCCACCGCGCATTGGCTGAACAAGGAGTTCCCTCCGGGCTTCAAGTCTCTGCCTCTGGCGATGAAGGCCTCTTACGAGGACTACTGCAAGCTGCCTCGCCCTCGTATTACCTTTCGGAAGGGAACCGTTCAGCACCTCTACCACGGGGCGCGGAAGAACCGTCAGTATGCGGAGCGGCACAAACTGCTCGATGTCAAGGGCGACATTCGCGACATGCTGGAGACCAACAGCGACGGAGTCTACGAGTGGGTGGACCCGAAGTGGAACAAGGTCTTCCAAGCGTACTTCAAGGGACGGGATGACGATGACATCTCGGGGAGTGGGACGTACCCGCTGACGTCTTAGACGCTGCTGATGAACTCCCATTGCAGGTAGTCGCAAATCTTCTTCCAGATGGTGTCGTGCGCGATGAGACGGTCGCGGGACTTGAGCAGCGGGAAGTAAATCTTATACTCGTCCAGCTCGAGGAGCTCAAAGAATTTGTACAGAATGTAGGAGTAGCTGAGGAAGTTCGTGCGGTCATCGGGACAGTAGAGCAGGAACGGAGCCTGAATCTCCTGGAACATGGCCCGAATTTTCTCCTCAATCTCGGGCGTAATCGTCGGCGGAGGATTGCCGTTCAGGCGGCTGAGAATGTGGGTCCGATGCTCGTAGTACTTGGACCGCCCGAGCTTCTTGAGAATCTGGCGTATGTCTTCCTCCGACAAATCCGCCACGTTTGTAATCCGGCGCTTCTTCAGCTCGAGAATGACCTCATTCATCACATCCTCGGGAATGATGGTGGATTCCTTGGCCTGAAACTGATTCAGAATCTCATTGAGATGGTTAATCTTTTTGTACGCATAGTTGTTCCGCTCCTTGGGCGGGTCCCGGAAACTCGGGAAGTCGCTCACCACCAAGGCATACTCTTCGGACCCACACTTGGGGCAGACGAGAATGCCCTCCGACGGAATCTCTTCCCGGGCCACATTGCAGGTCAGGCAGTGCTCCGTCAACTGCTGCGTCATCTCGGGACCGGCCGAGAGCCTCATCCGCTGGACGTACTCGTCAAACATCTGTTTGCGCGTCGGTCCGGACTCTCCGGCTGCCGCATTGGCAAAAAACTTGAGGAACGTGCTCGCATCGCGCGGTCCCGTCTGCAGGGCTGTGGGTTCTTGCTTCTTGTAGTAGTCCAGCAGAAGGTCCGCGTTTTTCATGTAGTAGTCCTCGACAGGGTCCACGTGCGTCTCGTCGGCGTCCAGCTCCCGCAGCTTTGTCTGCAGATGGGTGGCCCGAACGACCGCCTCCATCGTATTCGCCGAATACAGCTCAGAAATCTCAGCCTTGAGCTGTGTCACTTCCGTTTGACGTTCGTCCTGCGTCGACATCAACTCCCGCAGAGTCTGAACCACATCCCGGTGGACGGAGTCCAGCGTTCCCGTCGTCTGTCCCCCGGACGGACTGTCCCGGATTTTCCGAACGCGAAAGACATCCATTTAGAAAGTTCAACACCTGCCCCCTGTAGACCTGATTTTGAAACATGCAAGGACGTTGCCGTTTGAACGCCTCCAGCATTGTCTCGCCATCCATGTGGAAGCGTGAGCAAACGTAGGCGAGCGCGAGGAAGGCGCTCCGGTTCATTCCGGCTTGGCAGTGGACGTAGACAACCCCGCCTCCAGGCGCACGCAAAAAGGACTGGAGGGTCTGCTCAAACTGCGGGTACCAGTCCAAAATCCAGTGCGTCAGAGTGTCGGGCGCACTGAGACAGAGATACTTGTCCGGAAACTTGCTCGCGAACCAGGCAGGGCTATCCTTTGGAAAGGCACAATTAATGACATGCGTAATGCCTCGTTCAAACACAAATTTCGGGGTGAGAAAGGCCCCCGGACCCACGAGAATGCGGGTATGAAAGTAGGCGGGAGGCTGACGAAGGTAGTCCGGGACAGGGACGAGCATTCCAGAACCAGAGAGGCTTGGCTTTTAATGGTCGCACGCAGGGACACCACCTCCAGCGACTCCACACCAGCCGGACGTCAAGCCCTTGTCCACGCGACACGGACACGCGCGTTCCGCTCGGATGCGTGTCAGGGCCTCCTCGTGCCGGAGTTGCTCCAGGGCCTGCGCCGCACGAAGGGCGTTGGCCCAGGGGGTCATCCCGTCCTTTGCAATCCGCTCCATATGGCGCATCGTCCAGGCATACGACGCCCCGCTGTGCGAGGCCTTCATCTCGGCGTTAATCAGGGCAAGCTCAATCGCAGAACTGAACATAAACCCATCCTTGCCAGGTGTACTCGGGAGACGCATGTACTCCCACATGTCCGACTTGGTAATGGCCTGGTGGGCATCGGCGAGCAGTGCAACCTCATGCGCGCTGAATCCAAGGGACAAGAATGACTCCATGCTGTATGGAAACGGATGGCTCTAGATAGAATCCCATCTGTTTTCAATGGACATTGATGGCTACGTCGAGCAAGTGCTGGACGAGCATCGGTTGGACGATGAATTGATTCGCATTGAACATCTTCTTCTCGGACTCACGAAGCAGCCCCATCCCGACAAGGCCATTCAGGCGCGGAAGGTGTATCTCATGACCCAAATCTTCAAGGCCTTACTCTCAGCCAAGGAAGCCCGACAAAAATGTATTCAGCAGATTCGTGAGGACAACCGTCGCTGCACCGAGAATCGCTGCGCCAGTCCAGCTGACAACACCCCCCGACGTGTAGGCGTTTGGAATATACTGAAGCAGAAGGTTGCGGGGCGTTGAGAGCGAGACGATGGCCCCCGCGAGGAAGATGGCGAGGTAGAGGGTGGTGTTCGCAAAGAGAAAGCGCATGGCCGGAAGACTGGGCTTGAAGCTCGGGGCCATTCCAGAGTGCCCGGGCGACGCAATGCTGGGCATGGCCATCATGGGGGGCTGAGACTGAGGACCCTGAGGGGACGGGAGAAGTGCATCGAGCGACGTGGCATCTTCCATTTGTTTATGAAGGAGAGGAGCTTTCGCAGGATGCATCTTCTACGCGGTACCGATAGCACTTGCCGTCATTCCGCACGACCTTGCCAGCCATCTCTTTGAGCGGCAACGCAGGGACCTTTTCCGCGGTGTACGAGCGATGAAAGAGCAGAGCAAAGACCCCCAGTCCGATGAGGAACGAGAAAAAGGGGGACGCTTTCGCAATCACTGCAGACACGCGCTCTCCTGTGACGAACGCCATTATGTAGTTGCGAGCAAATTCAATGAGTCGGGCTCAGCCGTGCAGGGAACTTCCTCCGAGATGAAGCGAACGCACCCTGTGTCGACGTGAAAGGTGCTCGTATCCGCGGGCTGCGGGAGCACCTTGACCTTTCGGGTCGGAGGAATGAGGACGGTGGAAATCAGCATGCCGACAATGGCGCCGGCAACGACCCAGCGGGCTTCGAGCATTACTTCCTTCCCGAGAGGATGTTCCCACTCGCCGGACCCGTGGGAAGCAACAACGGGTTGGCCTTCGCAATCGCGGCAAACTCTTCGGGAACCGTTGCCTTGAGACGCGAGAGCTTGTCCACGCGGAAGTACTCGGCAAGGAACGGACCGAAGAACGACAGTCCGAAGCCAGAATAGGGAATGAAGACGGCAACTGCGACCATCCCACCGGCAACGAGTTTGGACCCATACTTGACGAATGTCATCCAGGTCACGATGATACTCGCTGCGTAGAGAAAGACGAGAACCGTCGTGCCGAGAACCCCCCAGACGGAGGAGAACACCTGAGATGCAGCACTTGGTGTCGTGTCCACGGGTTCCGGAGTCGGCTTCAGTTTCCCAAGGTCTCCCACCTGAAACTGCTGGCCTTCCGGAATAATCGCGGTCCGCGTTCTCCCCGAGTCATCCGTATACGTGACGGTGAGCTTCCGTCCCTTAATGACCTGCGCAGTGGAGGTGGTCTTCGTGGCCTCTTTCTGCTTAAGTTTCGCCTCGGCCAGCTCCTGTTTTTTGATTTCGATGCACACCTGGTCGGTGGGTCCACACATCTCGGCGACGGTGTCCTTGATTTCACGCGCTTCGTCATCCGTGAGACGTGTTCGGTTGACGCCACTGGCTTTGTCAACAAAGGGAATGATTCCTGAGTCCACGTAGATATCAATCGCCCCATCCTTGACCTTGTCTGCGAGGGACTTCGACACATCGGTGGTGTCGTACTCGTCTCCAAACTTTGCCGATTTGATGACAACCATCCTGTTGTTAATTCGCAAACACAAGATTGCCAAGACCGGAGACGATGCGGAAGAAGTTGATGGCCTCCACGTAGACACCGACCGTGTACGTGTAGACAAAGATGACGTTGTCATTGCCCTGGACCACCGTCACGAGTTCATTCGGGTCATAGAGACCCACATTCCCCGCAGGAATGATGGTCGGGTTGGGACTGAACACGGTCGACTTCAACACGCAGACGATGTTGGTCGTCGGTGCGCCTGTCGCCGTGCTGGCCTGCGGAAGGGGTTGCTGCAGCGTCAGTCGGAGCGTGACCTTGTTGAAAAGGCTGCCGTTCGCAGCGCCACTCGGCTGGTACTGGTCGTGGTCCAGTGCGAAGGAATACATGTAGAGCCCAGCCAGCCCCGGAGCCTCTCCGGTTGTATGCCGGTACATCTGAAGGAGCGAGAAGTACGGCAGAGGCTTCGTCTGGAAGCGCTCCTTGGCATCAAACATCAGAACTCCGTCGACCATCGGGTCCCGTGGGAACGTGGACGTCGTCTGCTGCTGTCCCGAGGAATAGAGTGAGGTCACTGCTGCACTGGAGATAGGAGTCCAGGGTGCACGCTTCGGGTCGAGCCAGTTCGTGTAATTGTCCCAGTCGTTCGCAAGAATCCGGTCCGACCGCTGGGCTGCGAAGACGATGCGGGTCACAAGGTTGTACATCGGAATCTCCAAGTCTGTATTGCCACCGAACTGTCCCTCCTTGCCAACGTAGCGGACGGTCTTCACGAGCACGGTCGTGTCGGCCTTGGCAATCTGATTCCACTCCAGCTCCGTGAGGTAGATGAAATTGCCCTCGAGATAGGGATTAGGGAAGAACGTCGTCAACAGCGGGTTGCTCTCCGTCCCGTCAGTCTTCGGCGGGCTGAGGAAGCGCTGAAGGGGGTAGTTGGTCGGCTTCACGCGCTGTCCGTAGGTCGAACTGGTCGGGTCCACGTCAATCACCGTATACAGGTCATTGACATTCCGAAGCGTGACGTTGATGTAGACCTCGGAATTCTGAAGCGCCGCCAGGGGAAGCGCAAGACCCGGGTTCTCTGCAAACCAGAAGTGGAGCGGAATCACGAGCTGGCGACTGCGAATGCTCGGCTCAGGAATCGTCGTCATCGGCGCCACCAACGGGGTCGTGACGGGGGTAATCGCGTGTGGATACTGGTTGGTCCGGTCATACGCATTCGCGGGGTCGGTGAGCTCGGGGACATTCCCGACCATCTGGTCGACAATCTGGCGCTTGTTCCGGTCATGGGTCATGTAGGAATACATCTTGAGCCACTCGCCCCGAAGCGTCTGGATGGACTGCCCATTGAGGGTGATGTCCACGCGGTCAATGAGGTTGTATCCGATGTTCTCAATCCACTGAAATTCATAGCCAATCGCGTTCGGCTCCGTCTCGGTTTGGATTCCTGCACCGTAGCCAGGGGGAAGGGTTGGTGTGGCCGACCCGAGGTACTTCAGAGGAGACCAGATGTCCGGAAGGGTGAGAATCAGGTAGGTGTCGTGCAGGAGCTGCGCATAGCGGTCAACCCGACACGAGAGCGTGCGTGTCCCTGTGGACGAGAACTCCAGGTTCGACGCCGTAAAGCTCATCCGAATGGACTCCATGGCAAAATTGGTATGGCGACGGTAGACGGCTCGGAAATGAGTCATGGAGGGACTCCCGTTGACCAACTCATTCTGAGCTCCGACGGCGACCAATTGAAGCAAGCCGCCCGGCATTTGTATCTACGCAGACGGAATCTTTAACTTTCTTCTTCGACGAGATAGACGAATCGTAAGAACAGGAAGAGGCTTGCAAGTTGGAACCCACGGATACTTACCCAACGTGCGATGGAATCGTCCATGCTCACTGCTGAGAAACAGTTGCGCGGACGCCAATCGGGCGAAGGGCCTGGCGCGAGACGACATCCTTCGTGTTCACGACCTGAAACGTACCCGGAGCCCCCGTCGCCAGAGAGCAGTTACTCGTGCACGAGGAGACATACGTCGCACCTCCCGGAGCCCCACCCCACGCGCTCACAACTGTGGGGACCTGCGCCCGCTGCCGGGTCTGGGCGTTGTTGGCCATCGCACTCAGGAAGACAGCGTTCGTCTTATCCTTCTGCTCGGGGGGTGTCGAATAGAATGTCGCAGCGATAATGCGACGCTTGTAGCGCGTCAGATAGTCCTGAGCGGAGTTGACCTGCATTGTCTTACGCGAAGAGATTTATACGTGGGTGGCCCTGTAGTTTCAAATGAGGGTCGTTCTCGTCAGCACGCACATTGACCAGACCACTGGATACTCCAAGGTCTCGCACAACCTTCTCAAGCAGGCCTCGACCCTCGCCCCTCGCGTGAAGCTCTTTCACTATGGCTTCCAGCGCCATCCCAATGCCCCAGGCCATCGCAAGCCGCCGCCGAGTGTCAATCTCTATGATGCGGCTGCGAATGAGGACCCCAAGGAGGAGGGCTTTGGGTTCAACAAGGTCTACGACTATCTTGAGATGGTCGGTCCGGATGTCGTCATGATTTACAATGACCCCCTCATCATCTACAAGTTTTTGGAGGCGATGAAGCACGACCGCAAGACCTCGACCTACAAGCTCTGGATTTACGTGGACCAGGTCTACGATGGAATCGCTGCCCCTCTCATGAAGTCCATTCACGACCACGCGGACCGTGTCTATTGCTTCACGGAGGTCTGGAAGCGGAAGTTCCTCGCGTACGGCGACTTCCCGGATGTCCGCGTCTTGGAGCATGCGGCGGATAGCACGACGTTCACGCCCCTCGCAGAGGATGCCCGACTTGCGCTCCGCAAGAATCTCGGGATTCCTGCCTCGGCGCCTGTCTTCCTGAACGTGAACCGGAACAGCCAGCGCAAGCGCCTCGACCTCACGCTCGGAGGGTTCGCACGGATTCTGAAGACCACGCCCGCCGCCTACCTCATTCTGGCGACGAATCTCAATCCTCAGGCCGGCGCGTACTACGATATTCCGGCCATCTTCCAGCGCGAGGCGGCCCAGGCCGGACTTGACCAGTCTGCGCTTGCACGACTCGTTCTCATCGATACGTCGCCGCCGAACGTCGTGGGAGACGATGGAATCAACCAGCTCTACAATGTCGCGGACATCGGCATCAACACCTCTGACGGCGAGGGCTTCGGGCTCTGCCAGCTGGAGCACATGCTCACGGGTGCGCCGCAGGTCGTGACGGATGTTGGAAGCTTCCGGACGTTCCTCGACGAGTCCACCGCCGTGTTCATTCCTCCGGGCGATGATGCGTACTTTGCGGGGTCCATGCCGCTCGGGGGCTGGGCTCCGACGTTCACCTACGAGTCTGTTGCAACGGCGATGAAGACGGCCATTGAGCGTCTCCCCGAGCTTCGCAAGACTGTCAAGGCCTATCCCTTCAAGTCCTGGACGACGGTCTGCGATGGATGGCTGGAGGACCTTCTGAGTGCCTAAGGCAACATCCACTCAATCGTCGACGCACTTGTCTTCGTCCCCACCCGCAGCAACCGCTCGTTGTCCTCAAAGGCCGGGCCGTCATACATGTCCTTGGTCTGGGGGTCGTAGAGGAAGACCATTCCCTTCACAGACACCTTTTGCAGGGTCCGCTTGCGCTTCGTGAGATTGCGCAAGTAGGACGCATCTGTATCGTCCGTCTTCAGACTCGGTTTGTACGCAAGGTCCTCTCCCGTTGCCGTACTATCAAACCGCATACACGAGAGCACCGGAGTCTCCCGACTATGGAGTTTCCGGTGAATCTCGCAGTCCACGGCTGCAGACTTCAAGAGAGACGAGATGCGCTTGGTTGTCACGTCCTTCTCATACGAAATCTCATAGAGATACTCGTCGGTCGTCATGAAGACATCTTGGGGGTCTCCCTCATACCGCTTCGTCATCAAGTCGGACCGGCGCACGAGAACGACGTTGTTCGACCCCTCCGTAGACTTCGCCTGCTCCTCGGTGAAGACAGAGACATAGAAGCTCACCTTGACGGTGCGCTGGTCTTGGGGCAAACTCGCGTGTGAGCAGATACGAACTGCACGTCCAATGACCTGGTCGTGGCGCGCGGGATTCCAGTGCGGCTCCATGATGTGGACGCGGCGCACGTTCAGGAGTGTAATGCCCTCGGCACCTGCGGACGAGGCCATGAACACGCAGAGAATCTTCCTCCCGCGGGACTCTACCGAGGCCTTGAGACTGGGCGGAAGCTTGTCGAGGCTGCCGTTGAAGACGTGACGAATGAGCTCACGCTTCTCGGCGTCATCCCCGGCCTTGGCGCCGATGTAGAAGGCATACGCCGGCTTCTCCGAACTCATGCTGGGGTCCTCCACCCACTGGTTGGCCTCTCGCACGAGCTTGTATTCCTGCCAGCCGTTGGCATCCAGAATGGCGCTGAACACGCCAAGACCTTCGAGCTCGCGGTACTGCGAATACACGAACTGATTGGCCCAGACCTCACCTTTGCCCATGGAGGCCTTGATGTTGGTGAGCATCCGGAGCATCTTGGGACTGAAGGTCTCGAGGGCTGTCTCGGAGAGATAGCGTTTGGGGTCCGCACGAAGGGCGTCCAAGATGGTCGTCTTCTCAGGGACACTGTCTTCCGTGGCGGCGTCTTCGTTGGTCTGACGCTTGTCCGGCGGAATGGCGTAGTTGCACGCCAGTCGCGAGTTCACACGGAAGGTCTTCATCTCCTTGTCGTCGGTGCCCATCGTCGCCCGACGCTTGTTCTGCTGGATTTCCTTGAAGCGGACTTCCAGGTAGTGGTTGAACTGCTCGGGGGACATCGGGACCTTCTCCAGCATTTGGTCCGACTCAATGACCTTCGGAAGCATGCGCTCATCCGCCCCCTTGAAGTACGAGACCAAGCCCTGAATCCGGCGCTGAAAGAGATTGGCGTTCTTAATCTGAAGTCCGTCGAGGAACATTGACGCGAACTCCTCGTACTTCGTGGGCAGGCATTCGAGCGCCTCCACCGTAATCCGGTCGACTGCAAGCTCGGCGCCTCCAACCTCTGTCTCAAACGTGGACTTCCACGAGGACACCCAGTCCTGGGGACTCGCGATGTAGCCCATCTCTTTGACATACTGCACGGCCGTCCGGTCGCCCTTCTCCGAATAGATGCTCCGAAACTGCGGAGGATTGCGGGTCACCATCACGACCTTCTTGAGTGTGTTGAACTCCACGGTGTCCATATCCGGGACATTCCGAAGGACACTGGTCATCTTCTCCTCGTCCCACGTGGGACTGGACTTGAAGGGGATGGCGATGCGCTGAAGGGGTCCGCGGAGGAGGTTCATGAGGAAGGCAACTTCATTCGCACGGTTAATGACGGGCGTTCCGGAGAGGGCGACCACTTTGCAGTCAATGGCGTTGTAGAGGCGTTCGTAGAGCTTGCCGCCGAGCTCGGACTCGTTGATGACGCGTGAGATGAAGTTATGGACCTCATCAATGACGACCACGCTACCCGAATACGGGTTCGAACCATCCTCAGGAACATACTTTGCGATATTCGCAGAGGACAATCCATTGTAGCGGATGAAGGTGAACCGCTGCTTGAGCACGTGAGCGAACTGCGCCTGAATGAGGTCCTGGGCGGTCTTGGGGAGCTTGGTAAAGTTCGGCTCCTCGCCGGGGACGGTAGTGAAAAACGCTCCTTTCTCGTTGACGAACTCCTCGGTGATGCCAAGGCGCTTGGCCACCTCAACCGACTCGGCATTCGGAGCCTGCTGGCGCCAGTGGTGGTCATAGAGATAGAGGGGCGCCCCGCAGGTCTGAAGCTCCTCCACGTAGTTCGCCTCGAGTGAGGCCGGTAACATGACGAAGACCTTCTTCGTGGTCAGCAACGACTCTGCGACGGCAATGGACGAACAGGTCTTGCCGGACCCGAGGCCATGGTAGAGGAGGAGCCCGCGGTAGGGGGTCTCTGCAGACAGGTAGTCCCGCACAATCTTCTGGTGGGGGAGGAGCTCGCGGGTCCCACTGTCGCGTTTCAGGCAGAGGTCGACGTCCTTGTCCTCTTGGGTCTGTGGAGGTGTGGGGTATTTCAAAAAGAGACGCGCCACTGCGTCCGCGAACGCCTTGCGGTTCGGCAGGATGTACGGTCGCGCCATTGTTTTTCGTGAGGATTTGATAATGGGGCGGAAATCCTATCGCACGACGATGGTCGCCATCTATCTCTTTCTCATGGCAGGGTTCCTGTACCTCAAGCCCAGCATTGCCTTTGGGCAGGAGGGACGGATTCGTCCCTTTGGAACTCAGGACCGTGAAGCCACTGTGTTCCCGCTCTGGTGGTGGGTCTTCATCCTGGCCGTCGTCTCGTACATGTTGACCGTTTACTATTATCGCTTCCGCATCTAATCTGTCTCAAACACCTCGAGAATGCTCTTGAGATAGGAGAGCATCGCACGCCGCTCCACATGATGGGGGCGAATCAGGACGTCCGCGTCCGCCATCGTCTTCCACGCAATTCCGGAGATTTCTCTCCGTTGCATGGGCGTGAACTTCTGCGTGAGGTTGACGAGTTCAGGGTGAACCAGAAGCGCGACGTAGTAGATGTGCTTGTACCGAACGCCATTGAGGCCCGTGAAGGTCTCCTCGAGGACGATGTTGTTCAGGAGGATGTAGGCATCGCGAGGGATGTTCGTCTCTTCGGTGAACTCGCGGACGGCACAGGCGAGGTCGGTCTCTCCGCGCATCCGGCGCCCCTTGGGGAAGCCCCATTCAGGTTCCGTGTACTCGGAGAGGTTGTCCTTCATCAGCGCCATGCGGTCCAGCGAGTAGAACCGCTCCTTGGACGTCGGGAAGTCCGAGGACGACCGGTCATCGCCCCACAGGTTCTTCCACAGGGTCTCAAACGACTCGGTGGCAATGGCCACCTGCTCCTTGAGGGTCATGTTCTTGACCAGTGTGCTGACGTAGGGGATGTTCGTGGGGTCATACTTCCCGCGCAGGAACTCGGCGAAGCTCATGCTGTCCTTCCTGCGAATCATCAGCACATGAATCTGAGACGGGTCCACGGGGAGCCGTGACCGATCGATGAGCAGAAGTCCACACGACAGAACCGGGTCCTTGCACATCCGAAACAGGTGACCACGCCCCCCACAGTTGTTACAAAACATCTGCTGGTGGTGTGGAGGTGAAAGAAAGGTCCGTTTTTCCATTGCCTTGGAAGCGGAGACACAAGAAAGTTCCTTGCTTAACACAAATGTGGCCGTTTTCGTCAACGCCCTCTCAACCGTCAGCAGCCCCGACGAGCAGTATCCCGTCGTTGGCGTCGTCCGCTCCGAAGCCCGCGACCTCCTGGCTGACGACCTCTGTGAAGACGGTGCTTGTTCTGCTCGCTGGAGCGGCAACCCTCCTCGTCGGGATTCTCATCTACAACGCGATGCGCAAGAGTCGTGGCTTGTCCACGGTCAGCCTGACGGGCGATTCGTCGACGTCGGGAGACCAGGTCCCTGCGCCTGTCTCCGGAAAAGCGAAGACAACGATTCCGGCGGCCAATGCCCCCATTGGAGCCAATGGAACCTTCGGGATGCAGTTCTGGATGTACATTGCAGACTGGGACTTTAACTTCTCCAAGGAGAAGACGGTCGTCAAGCGCCTGGCGACTGGAACTGCGACGGACGTCAGCCCGTTCATCACGCTCCACCCCACGGACAATAGCCTCCAGGTGAAGATTGCTATCTATCCGACCACCACGGGGGCGGGAACGACCTCCAGCACCGGAGACTCGTTCACCTGTACGGTGGAGAACGTGCCCCTCCAGCGGTGGTTTGCGGTGTCCGTCACGGTCTTCCAGCGCAACGTCGACATCTACATTGATGGTCGCCTCGTCAAGTCCTGCGTGCTTCCGGGGGTTCCCAAGCCGGTCCTGGGCGATATTCAGGTTGGCGATGACACGAACGGCTTCTCGGGCTCTGTCTGCAACCTCAAGACGTATTCCGCGATGCTTGGACCGACGGATGCACGGGCGTATGCGGCCGCCGGCACGAGCTGCCAGGCCCCCGTTGCAAAAACCTCGGCTCCTGTGGACTCGGCCGTCTCCTCGCTCTTCGGCTATACCTTCCGGTTTAGCACGCTCGATAAAGCTGGAAAGGAATTACGCACGTATACCCTCTAAACAAGTATGCGGATTCTCCTCAAGTGCCCTACGCGGAGCCGTCCCGCCCGCGTTCTCAAGACCCTCAGCACCTATGTTCGCCTTGCCGCACGTCCGGACCTCCTGGGTGTGGCCGTCACGTGCGACAGTGATGACCCGTCCATGGCCAATGCCGAAGACCTCAAGCGCGCCCTGGGTCCCTGTGCGTGGTCTCGAGTGTTCTACGGACGCAATGCGAACAAGATTGCGGCGTGCAATGCCAACATGGCCGAGGTGGACTGGGACTGGGATATCGTGGTGCTCGTCTCCGATGATATGATGCCCCAGATTCGCGGCTACGATGACATCCTTCGCACCCACATGGTGAGTCGGTTCCCTGACCGGAACGGGATTCTCTGGTTCGACGATGGGTGCCAGGGGAACAACCTGAATACGCTCTGCATTTTCGGCCGGACGTTCTATGACCAGCGCGGAGTCATCTACGACCCCGCCTACAAGAGTCTCTTCTGTGACACCGAGCTCACCGACCACTGTCGCATGCAGTACGCGGACCGGTGCCTCTACGTTCCCTATTGCATCATCCGCCACGAGCACCCCGGAGCTGGCTACTCGCAGTATATGGACGCTCTCTACGACCGCAATCAGAAGTATTGGAACGAAGACATGTACACGTATATTTCGCGCAAGGCCTATGCCTACGACTGGTCGGTTCTCATTCCCACGATTCCGGGACGGGAAGCCTCCCTCCAATCGCTCTTGGCCTCTCTCCGCGAGACGCTCGCACGGGTTGCCCCTCACCTTCGCGTGGAGTATTGCATCGCCTTTGACAACCGTGAGAAGAGCATCGGCCGCAAGCGGCAGGACCTTCTTCAGGGCGCCAAGGGCAAGTATATGGCCTTCATTGATGACGATGACGCGATTACGGATGCGTACATTGAGGACCTGCGGGACACCATCTCGGGGTCCTTCCACGTCATGCGGCTGCGGGGACAGATTCAGCAGTTTACCTTCACACACAGTCTGGAGAACACGCTCTCAGGCATGATGGCGTCCGGTGAGGTGTTCCTGCGTCCGCCCAATCATCTCAACCCGATGCTGACCGATGTTGCGAAGCTTGTCCCCTTCGGCGATGCGGTGCGTGGGGAAGACCTGGACTGGACCATTCGACTGGCCAAGCGCGGATTCCTCGAGCGTGAGTTCCGGTCCGACCCGAGCCGGATTCATTACATCTACCAGATGGGGGAACGCAAGGTCGACCCTGCGAGTCTTGAGTTTCAGAAGAAGACCTCGTACGATATGATGCTTCGAATGGTGTGGACCCCCGCAGGGCCTCGTCTTCCCGAGGATGTCCCGGCGTCTGCGCCAGCGCAAGGCTCTCGGATTCCTGTGCTTCGCCTCACGTCGCGGGGTTTTGTTTCTTCCTAACCAACAATGAGTGTGTGGCTGATTCTCGGACTCCTCATCCTAGTGGGAGCCCTTCTCTACTATGTCTTCTCTCCAGCTCCGTCGACGGACAGTGTTCTGCTGATTCCTGACGTGCAGTCTGGCCTGCACGCGACGACACGGTCGGCGACATCGTTGCTTCCCTCGTTCAATCAGCCTCAGGGTCGGGTCTATTCCTACACGGGCTGGCTCATCTTCAAGGACTTTACGCAGGGGTACGGAAGCAAGCGGAAGCTCTTCTCGCGCGGCGATGCACCGGCCTTGTACCTCGATAGCACGTCCAATTCCCTCAGCGTGTCGGTCAAGACCTATACGACGACCGAGACGATTCTCATCCCGAATATCCCCGCGATGAAGTGGATTCACTTCGCCCTCGTGGTCGACCAGACCTCCGTGGACATCTACATCAATGGCACGCTCCGCCAGCACCATACGCTTGCACAGCTCCCTGACCTGACGGAGGATTCGCTCACGACAGGTCCGGGCTGGAACGGCTACATTGGACGGCTGGCCTACTACCGTCGCGCGCTCTCGTACGCTGAGGTCAGTGCGAAGGCGGCCGCAGAGCCTCCGAAACTGCCCGAGGAGCAGGTGGGCAAGCACGGCTACTTTGATATCACCTGGTATATCGGACGTTTAACTTCTACCGCCTAAACAAATGAGCTCTGGCGGTGCACGCGGTATTGATGTCTCGGGCATCACAGGTCTTCGCCTTCAGAACGCGTCCGATGTGACGGCGCGCATTCGTCTTCAGGACATCTACCAGAACTTTGCCTCCACTGTGGGAGCGAATGCCTGGCGCAACCGGACGCCCAACGGGATTGGATATTTCGCAGACTTCATCCAGGGACGCAAGGAGGTCGGGCGTCGTGACATCTATGGGGCGGACTGCTCGACCTGCGAGGGTCTCCCGTATCAGTCCAATCTCGTGATGAAGTTTAGGCCCGCCTAGTCTTGCGAAGGGCCTTGCGAAGTCGCTGCTTCTGGGTCTTGGACAACCCCGGCGTATACGTAAAGAAATACTGAAGGAACTCGGGCGACGTCTTGTTCTTCGACAGTTTCTCGTAGAGGACGGCCTTCTCCTTGCGCATATCCACCAGCGAATGCTGGGTTCCGAGACAGTCAATCGGTGTCAGAATCTCAAAGCGACGCTTCGGTTTGTGGTCTGCAAGGTCCACGAGGCGCTGCGCAACGCAGAGGATGCTCTCGATGTTCGACTGCTTCGCCGCCGAATAGACATACGCAAAGAAAAATTGAAGAATGGTTGGAATGGACGCCACACGGATGTCCCCCGCGTTGTGATACGAATGACACGCGGTGGTCTCATAGAAGCGCAGAAAGGCCGTGGAGCCCTCGGGTTCTTCGGGCAGATGAACGAAATAGAGTGGCGGAAGAATCTCCGAGCCCTCGTTCACAAAGACCTTGTAGCCCTCTGTCAGGCGCAGAATCGTGTCCTTGTTCGCAAGGAGCGTCATGGGCAACGTCCACTCCATCTTGAGATGCGTCTCGGCCGCATTGACGCCGAGCAGAACGACCTCTTCCTCCTTGAGCATCTTCATCAGCTTGGCCTTGAGGGGCTTGGGAACGAGGTCGTGCTTCTCCGCGGCTTCTTTCTTGCAGACGATGGGATAGTGCTTGTTCAGCAGCTGAAGGCGGGTATAGACTTTGGTCCACCGAGAGACATCTCCCTGGGGACGAGAGAGCTCCAGGTACATCGACATCCGGAGGAAGTCTGGTGTCACGTAATGAATCCCATCCTTGACGAGCTTCGCATCCCAGAGCCGCTGGAAAATCTCCTCGTCCAACTCCGTGATATCCGCGACGCCCTCGAAGTCTGCGAAGACCTTGAAGGTTCCCAGGTGGACGCCCGGCTTCACTTCAATGTTCTTGATGCCGGTCTCGTGGAGCCGATTGGCGAGCATCATCGCGTGCTCTTGGGGCGTCTTGCTGAAGAAGTCATAGTCCGGAATGTCCGTCTCGGGGTCGTAGAATCGGTCCGCTTTGGGAAGCAGGTTGTTGATAGCCGTGCCACCGTAACACATCACGGGGTGAAGCTTGAGGAATTCTTCCACAGCTTGCAAGGCAAGACGGACGGCCGGGTCCGCCGCCGCCCGCTTGTCGTTCTCGGTCTGGATGACGTCGATGAGCGACTCTAGCTCTTCCATTGTATAGTCTGCAGAAAACGAAAACGAGGCAGCTTTTCCTCTTGGGAGGCAGCAAGGATGCCTCGTCGGTACAATCTTCGAAAGCGCGACCCGTCTGTGAAGTGGATTGAAGATGACACTCTGAAACCCGCCGACGAGGAGGACTCCGAAGAGGACGAGGACTACACTCCGGACGAAGAGGAGGTCCCCGAGGACGAGGACGACGAGGAGGAGGATGAGGAGATGGAGGAGGACGAGGAGGAGGAGTCCGAAGAGGAGCCGACCCAGTCCATCCGCGTCCCCATCCTCAAGAACTCTCGGATTCGCATTGAAATTGATAACCGTCCGCGCGACCTGTATGAGGACGACGAGGACGACTTTGAGGACGACGACGAGGAGGAGGAGGATGACGAGGAGCCTCCCAAGGGCGGGTTCCTGGGCTACCTCATGAACAAGTACGTCCCGTCCCACCGGATGAAGAAGAAGGGAAAGAAGGACGACGAGGGTGCAGAGTCGCCCGCCCTGGACCTGAATGATGACGAGCAGGAGTACTACGAGGACCTCCCGAAGTCGAAGCAGAAGAAGCTCAACAAGCAGATGAAGCAGCTCTCGGCGCTGGTGAAGGATGGGGATGTGCCGTACAAGTTCCGCATCCTGGAGCTGCCCATCCTGGACTCGCTCAAGGCAACCGTCATCAAGAAGCTCGACCTTCTGGACCGGATGGAAGGCGAAGGCGGTGAGAATCACAAGCTTCGGTCGTGGGTGGATGGGTTCCTGCGCCTGCCCTTTGGCCAGACCGTGCCGCTCCCGGTCAAGCTGGATGATGGCCCGAAGCCCTGCTCAGACTTCCTCGCGCAAACCCGCAAGACCCTCGATGGGGCCGTCTACGGGATGAACGGAGCGAAGACCCAGATTATGCAAATCCTCGCCCAGTGGATTAGCAATCCCCAGTCGGTCGGCAACGTCATCGCGCTGCGGGGTCCGATGGGCGTGGGCAAGACCTCGTTCGCTCGCAATGGAGTTGCGAAGGTCCTCGGGCGGCCGTTTGAGTTCTTCAGTCTCGGGGGAGCCTCCGACAGCGCGAACTTCGTCGGCCATTCCTTCACCTACGAGGGGTCCACCTGGGGACGCATCGCCGACAGCCTCATGACGGCCCGCTGCATGAACCCGGTCATGTATTTTGACGAGCTGGACAAGGTCTCAGAGACGGCGCACGGGCAGGAAATCGTGAGCATGCTCATCCACATGACCGACCGGTCCCAGAACACCCAGTTCCACGACCGGTACTTCGCAGGCGTTGAGTTTGACCTCTCCCAGTGCTTGTTCGTCTTCTCCTACAACGACGAGAGCAAGATTCACCCGGTTCTCAAGGACCGCATGCAGGTCATCCAGTGCAATGGCTACACCGCGGACGAGAAGAAGATTATCCTCACGCAGTACGTCGTGCCGCAGATTCTGGAGCGCACGAAGCTGACGGATGTGACCTTCTCCGAGGAGGCCATCAAGTTCCTCATCAGCGAGGCCTCGAAGGACGAGGAGGGCGTTCGTACCCTCATGCGGGCTGTGGAGACGCTCGTGACCCGCATCAATCTCCTCCGGATTGCGGACGAGGAGACGGCGAAGAGCTACAAGTTCTACACCAAGATTGCGCTGCCGCTCACCATCACCAGTGAGCTCGCGAAGCACATTCTGGAGGACCTGTCAAGTGTTCCGAACGAATCATGGCGTCACCTTTACGTTTAGCCACTGAAGGGCGTGAATCGGAAGCGTGACAGTTCGGGGGTTGTCATCCCAGGACGACACCACACACTCCAGCCCAAGCCCACTCAATGAGACTCCAATGCAATACTCGATGCCATGGGCCGCAAAGACGAACGGAAGGCTTATCCGCCGGACCTGATAGGTCTCTGCAGACAGCGTCACGACACAATGATAATATTTACGAGGCTGGGAGTACTCGACATAGTGCACGAGAAACAGGAGGTCATTCCCAATGCGAACCGGAGTCGCAGACCCCCGGAGGTGCTTGAAGAACCACGGTGTCTCTCGCGTCGTGTCCACGACAAACCGAGACCCCTCGAGGTGTCCAACCTCAAGCGGAGACCAGCGATAGACGATGGAGTCCGTTCCGGGGATGGGAATCCAGTTCTTTTCGCATTCCGCATTCGTCGGAGACTCCAGGACCTTGCAGTCACGATACCCACGCGACTCCACGTCATAGAGACCTGTAATCTGCCGAATTTTCTCCGAGTACTCAGAGGACGTGGCCAGGAACCGAAGGTCGCCCCGTGCATCCGTATAGACGCGGACATCTTCCAATCCCCGAATGTGGGTTGGGCGACGAGGGAGCGTCACCGAGGCGTCGTTCATGAGAAAGGCGGCCTCTCCGTCCCACAGGACATTCTGCGTGCGAACGTGGTGGGACGTCGAATAGGTCCCCTCCTTCATTGTGTACGACCCATTCCGTTGGTCAATGCTATAGTTGACGAACCGAACGTTCTGCAGCTTGCGTCCCTTGTAGACCGTCGTTGAAATGGACGTCGGATGGTAGTCTGACCCCGCAACTTCGCGGTCAATCGGATGATTCTTCAGCGGAAGTCCGAGAGGCTTGACATAGAAGCCCATGTTCTGGTAGACGGTGTCCAGATAGTCCTTGCGCGTGAGGAGATAGTCCAGGGAGGAGACCAGTCCCTCCTCATGCTTTCCAACGTAGTAGTCGAGGATTGTCTTTTCGTAGGCAAAGAGACCGGCGTAGACATCTGTCTCGACGAACAGCGAGTCTCCGGGCTTCTGGAGGGCATGTCCGAGGAGATAATACTGATAGGCCTTGAATTGCTGGCCCTTCTCGCGGAAGTACTTTGTGAGCTTGTAGAGCGGCTCTGCACGTGTCGGGCGGAAGGCGTAGGCGCGAAGCATCCCGGCTTCAAAGGCAATCGGGTCGTTCAGCGCAAGATGGCACTGGGCAATCATGTAGAGGGAATACCAGCGCTCTTCATCCCAGGCTCCAGCGTCATAGCGCTTTGTATACATCGCAATCGAGTCGGCATACCGTCCCAGACTGTGATAGGTCTGGGCGAGGTAGAACATATAGCGGACGTTCGTGGGCTCATCCTTCAGACCTTGCTCGAGAAGCCGGGCATCCCGCTCAAACTTGTCGGACTTGCAGCCTCCATCATTTCGGTCGTCAATCCAGCAGATGGTCTTGGGCAGAGGCGTTGTCGGGGCGTCCCAGTACTCATGCGTCACACCGCGACAGACCCAGTCGTGGTCAAAGCGGACCAGGCGGCAATTTGGATACTCCAGACGTCCCGCTGTCTGGAGAATCGTATAGCCCGGCTCCGTGAGGGGCGTGGTCTTGAGGGTTCCGGGTTGAAACACCATGTCCCCATCGAGAAGAAGTCCATAGGTGTCCTTGAGGTCCCATCCCCTCGAGGCCACAAAGTCCTTCGCAGCCCGGAAGCTGTTCGTCCGGTTGGTGCCGAAGTCCGTCCAGACACTCTCCGTCAGACAGCCGACGCGGGTGGTCAGAATCTCTGTTGCAATCGCCTTGGTGGTGTCGGTGGAGCCCGTGTCGTGAATGCACACCGCATCCACGAGACTCGCAGCGGAGTCGATACAGCGGCGGAGAATGCGTTCCTCATTGCGTACCATGAGAATGAGAACGAAGCGAGGCATGCGTCTGTTTAAAGGAACTCTTGACCCTCCGTCTAAACAAATGAATAGCGAGTTTGTCAAGCAGAGTCTTCGCGAGAACCTTGCGCGGACCCTTGTCCCGCATGTCGCGGATGGTCTCTGGAGTATCTACGACACGGCCAAGACGGCCTGCGAGCGCAATCGCCAGCCCGAGAAGACTCTCCAGACCTTCCAGAACCTTCTCACTCGCATTCCCCAGTGGTCCGACGAGATTCTGGAGAAGGAAGTCGACCGCATTCTCGCGGCCTCCAAGTGCGACTACATTGAGGACCTTCTCCTGGGAGTCTTTGTCAGCTACATTCGCGCGTTTGCTGCGCTCCAGCAGGCAGACTCCTCGCACGTCCAGATTGACTTTGACCGCCCGAGCCTTGCCAAGTTCATTCATGCCTTCTACAAGCTCGCGGCCCGCAAGAGCTGGAGCAATGCCTATCTCTTCAAGACCATGAGCGTGACGTCCGAGCAGCAGGCGCGGAACCGTCGTGACATTGAGACGATGCTGGAGACAACGCTGTCGGAGACCATCGATGGGTTCATTCCGTGGCGCACCATCAGCAAGGCCTACTTCCAGTCGCGTGCCCCTGCCCCGGAGCCTGCGCCGGAACCCGAGCCCGAACCGGAGCCGAAGACTCCCGTGCAGTTCGCGGAGACGAATGACGTCCATGAGTTTGAGACCGATGACGAGGAGTCCGAGGACGAGGGTCCGCCGCCCATCAAGCTTGGTGAGGACATCAAGCTGGATGACTTTGACGATGACAACGCGTCGGTGACCACCGAGGACGACCTGGAGGCCAAGCTGAAGAGTGCCGAGCCCCTTACGTTAAATCTGTAAGTTCGTTGTCGTGCGGGGGAACAAATGGACGTTCAGACGATTGCAAGCATTGTGGGCGCCGTTCTCGTTATCACGGTGCTTCTCTACATCTACGACCGCCGGTCGAAGCATCAGCTCGTCGATGTCTTTGATGCCGCGAAGCTCGGAGTTGGAGCCGCAGCCATTGCGGGTGGAGTCTCCTATGCCGTGGGGGGTGAGGCGATTGCGGATGCTGTCCAGACCGTCGCTTCAACGACCGAGGTTGCGCAGGAGATGTTCACGGGCAAGCCGGAGTTCTAGAGGAGTCGAATGGTCGTGAAATGATGAATCGCGAGATAAATGAAGAACACCCAAGCCGTCAAGATATAGAGTGACGTCCAGAGTTTTGCGCCAGCAGTCTCGGGAATCATGCCCGCAACCTCTGCTGTCGTCAAGGACCCAATCGCGTAATGCAGGTAATCCACAAACGTCTTCGCACCACGAATCTGACCGTGGAAGAAGAGGTAGGTGAGTCCTGCAAAGGTGAGATTCAAGAGGAGCGCTGCTGTGAGAAGACTCAAGAACGTCCGCATACTGTTATCTCACCAGAGAAACAATGCCACGGGTTTCAAAGACATACACGCCGGCGTGGTACAACTCCCTCACGGAGAAGCAGAAGACCAGAGCCGCCAGTGATCTTGCGAGTCTCTGCTCTCCTCTGGAAGAGGCGTCGACGCTTCGGGGGCTTCTCGAAGAGACCGAGTCCTATACCATCACGGCTGACGGAGGGAAGGTGGTTGCCTTCAAGATTGGAGACCTTGCGTGTCCCGCTGGAGGAGAAGACCCGAGCAATATTGGAGGTCGCAAGCGTCGCAAGACGAAGAAGACCCGCCGTCGCCGCCAGAAACTCTCGCGGAAGAAGGTATGGAGCAGTTCCTAAGCCCAGATGCTGTCGAGCGAATTGCGCGCACGAATCCCGGAACCACCTTCGGGCAGGAGGAAACCAAGACAGTTGTGCCCCCGGACACACGCTCGATGCTGAAGAAGCTGGTGAGCTCTCCGCCGGCGCCCATCACCACGACGGAGCGTGTGCTTCTCGGACGCTTCCTTCGGATGAAAGAGGTCGGGAACCCGCAGTACAACGGCGGCTATATGCTCACCTTCCAAGGTCCGTCCAACACTGAACGCACCATCACACTTGAAGGACCGTCGGGTGCGATTGGGCCGGTGTTTGTTCAGCACCTCGGAGCCCCCGCACGTCCTCGTCCGTCCGCACCCCCTGTCGAGGAAGACGAAGACCCGGTCAACATTGGAGGTCGCAAGCGCGGCTCACGCGTCAAGAAACAGACACGGCGCGCCCAGCGGAAGCGTCGGAATACGAAACGCCGTTAGCTTCGCAATCTCCTTGCGAGGCACAGCGTCCTTGCAGTAACGGGCAATCGCCTTGTAGAGGTGGAACCCATGGTAGCGGTCGTGGTTGTCCTGCTTGGCGCGGAACATCACAGACGTGCCATCCCCCTGGGCCATCCACGCGAGGAACACACTGAAGAGCGGATGCGTGTCCTGGACGCTTGGGCCCTTGGGGAACATGTCCCAGAAGACGGACGTTGCAAATCGACAGAGGTCAAACGACGGAGAGGCCGGAAGATGGGGACGTTCCTGGTTGAAGAACGGCTCCATGTTGTACTGCCCAGCGGCCTCTTCATCCGGCTGGAACTGGCTGCTCACAAACTGTCGCGGCTCCTTCATGCCCGACAGACGTGCCGAGACAATCGCGCGGTCAAAGTCAATCAGCTTGATGATGTAGCCATAGGTGGGAATCCGGTAGACGAACCCGAGGTGGCGGTAATACAGGAACTCCTCCTCCGTCGGGGCACACATGACATTGTTGCCGTGGAGGTCGTTATGGACAAAGCCATACGTCCTCTGCGCAAACGCCAGCGCCATCACAATCTGTGCCACCCAGGCCGCGTGCTTCGTCGGTTCGGGGTGCTTCGCAATGAGCTCATAGAAGGTGCCCGAGAGCTTCTCCATGACGGTCGTAATCACGGGGACATTGTGGAAGGTCGCCCAGGCAAACGGCTCTGCCTCGTCGTCATCCCGGAAGGAGGCCGAACTCGCATCCGACTCGGACTCACAGTCACAGGACTCAATCTCATATTCATCTTCGCCATCCGTGCTCTCATCCTCATCCAGAACCGAGCTGTCCTCCGATTCCTCATCTTCCTCGTGCGAGCGCGACGACGGCTCGGAGACATGGTCTGCAGCGACATCCTCAATTCCATCCAGGAGCGCCTCCTCACCAAGCTGAACCTCGGCCCGCTGTCCACGGGTGTGCGTGAAGGACGGACTGGACTCTCCAACCTGGCGGAGCTGGAGTTCGAAGGTCTTGCCAAGATTGTCGGTGAACCAGCGCTTCTCCATCAGGTCCTCGTAGTCATCGGAGATGTCAATCGTATGGTCCTTCGCGAGTCCAACATAGACCCCGAAGACCTTGGGGAAGTGAACACAGCCCGACTCGGACAGAAGGACACTGGACAGGGCACCGACATAGCCCGCGGAATGGGGACTCTGGAGCTTGGCCTGCATATCTGCGGCGACGTCCTCGGGCTTGGGAAGTCCAAAGACTCCATAGTCTCCCCGCATCCACTTGAAGGGGCTCAGGAGCATGGTGGTCTTGCGATGGATGGTTGCGGTCCGTCCCTTGGAGGTCTTGATGGTGTCGGCGTCGACAACCGACTCGACCCGCTCGGCGAGGGTGACGCCATATTCTGCGCGATTGGGAAGTCCATCCACTTTGAAGAGTGTCTCCAGAGGCGGAAAGAACGTCTGTGGATTCTGAAGTCCCCACGAGGAGGTCTCGACACGCGGGCACCGAGAGACTTTGAGCGAGACGGGGAGGGTGCGAAGCTCTTTTCCCATTGTGTTCCCCCCAGACGGACTCCTCTGCGTGTTGAACGAGCGAGATGGATTTCCGTGTACCAAGAACAAGATGAATTTCCAGCTCCGGAAGTTCGATATCAATATGCTCAAAGACCGATGCGACATTGATTCGCGGAAGTCCCCCATGATTGTCATCATCGGCAAGAAGGACACCGGCAAGTCGTTCTTGGTGCGCGATATCCTCTTCAACACGCAGTCCTGTTTCCCGGTGGGGACGGTGATTAGTGCAACGGAGGTCGCCAACGAGTTCTTTCAGCATATGGTTCCCTCCAAGTTCATCCATGACAAGTACCGTCCTGAGATTGTCCAGAACGTCATCAAGCGGCAGGCGACCATCAAGGACAAGCGTAACAAAGATAAGGCTGCGCGCGGAGGGTCGTCCTCCATTGACCCGCGGGCGTTTCTGATTCTGGATGACTGCCTCTACGATGCCAAGGCGTGGATGAATGAGGACAGCACGAAGTTCGTGTTTATGAACGGGCGCCACATTGACCTCTCCACCATGATTACCATGCAGTACCCGCTCGGCATTGGTCCGAACCTGCGCACCAACGTGGACTTCATCTTCATTCTGCGCGAGAATATCACACGGAATCGTCGTATTATCTACGAGAATTACGCGGGCATGTTTCCGACGTTTGAGATGTTCTGTCAGTTTATGGACCAGTGCACGGAGAACTTCGAGTGCTTGGTCATCTGCAACAACGTGTCCTCCAATCGCCTGGAGGACCAGGTGTTCTGGTACAAGGCCTCCGACCACCCGCCCTTTCGGCTGTGCGACCAATCGCTGTGGCTGGACAATCGCCCGTTCCAGAGTGCAATGCTCGCGGCAGATGACTACAATGCCGCGAACGTTCAGAAGAAAGGACCGTCAGTCTGGGTTAAGAAGACCGGCGAGAAGTAGCCCGCTTGCGACGCGTCCGGCGACCTCCGCGCGGCATGCGAAACAGGTCGGTTGCAGACGGGGGAAGGGCCGGTTCAAGGGGAGTCATGGGCGCCGACGTTCCTGTCAAGGCCTCGCGGGAGAGAGTCCAGGTAAACGTCGGTTTGCCAGTGTCCAGGGTGAGCGGATGCTCTTCGCCGAGAATGCCTGTGGTGGAGACCAAGACGAGTGTCTCGGAGGGTTGCCATTGAAGCGTGACAGAGTTGAAGGCATCCACGCGGGTCACCTTGTCTCCTCCGACAACCTTCGATTCCGCCGGCGCGTAGCTGGTATAGCCATAGGACACCTCGCCCGCAACCTCTCCTACTTTGGAGACGAGCGTGTCCCACTTGGCAACCGGCGCTTGTCCTTGGACAACCAACCCTGTCTGCTGCCCCTGGAGGTTGTAGGGGGCATAGGCAAACTTCTTCTTGAGCTCCTTCAGGGTTGCAGCGAGTTCAGTCTTCGTTGCAGCGTCCGTCGGGAACTGCCTCCGCGCATATTGGAGGATGATGGAGGGATTGGCCACCGGACCTTGGGGGAGCTGAATAGGATAGGTCTCTGCGAGGAACCGGGCAAAGCGCTGGAGCAAGTCGGTCAGACGGGCTGGCGGTTCGCCCCGCCGGACTCCGAGGGCAAGGAGTCGCGCGATATCGTACTGTCCAGTGGGAAGGGTAATGCGATAGAGGACACAGAGGCCGAGCGCCTTGGTCGAGAGAGCCTCTGCAGGTTCAACGAGTTCAATCAGATAGACAGGATTGGTGGGCGTATCTGCAGCCTTCAGGGCATCCAGGTCAATCGGCCGCTCTCCAAACTCTCCGAGCTCGGCTTGGACGCCATCGGACTCTGATTTCACGAGCGTGCGGAGTCTGCGGAACCGCCCCACAATGGCCTCTTCATCCACCGACCCCATGGAGGGCGCCGGGGAGAGCGAGAGCGCCGTTGCAGCCATAGAGGCAGGAGGTTGCGAGTCTTGCGCCTGGACGGGCTTCGGGCTGAACCCCGGCTCTCCAGGGGCAGCCGCCACTGGACTGTCCTCAGCCTCGCTGTCCGGGAGCACAGGTGCAGTCGGCGCTGAAATCGTCCCAGGAGGGGTGCGCGCTTGTGTGGCCGCAAGCAGGGCTTCCACCTCTGCGGGCGAGGCCGGAGCTGGGACGGGAGGAGCCGCAGCCGCCGCTGCTGCTGACCCAGTCTCCACGGGCGGTTCGGGAGGCATCACCACAAGACGGGCCTGCTCCACGAGACGCTCCTGTTCCTCCTCGAGGACCAAGAGGGCGTCCAGGTCGATGGGAGACTCCATGAGAACAGCGTCCAGCGCCTCGCGAAGCGCATCGTCCGGGACCTCGGGCGGGACATGGAGTCGAAGCTGCGGGACCATCAGTTCAATCAGGTCCGCCTTGGTTGCGGGAGCCGGGGCAGCCGGGGCGGGCTCGGGAGCCGCCGCAGGAGCGGGCTCAGGCACAGGCTCGGCCTTCGATTTCCCCTTCGGCTTGGCCCGCGCAGTTGTCTTCCGTTCCGCCTTCGGCTTCTTCCCGGGCGTCTCACTTCCCTCCTCCGGGGCAGCTGCGGGAGCCGCGGCAGCCGCCTCTTCGGCTTGGCGTTTCAGTTGGGCCCGCGTCGGCATTCTTATGTTCTGATGAGAACTTTACTCGCGGTGCACTCCCTCGGTCGGGTGAACAGGCTTGGCGGCATCCTCCAGCGCCGCCGCATTGGAGGACTGCTGCCTGCGCGCCTCGTTCTCGGCCTTCTGCTTCTTGATGGACTCCTGGCGCTGCTCGGCGAAGAAAATCTCCTTGTTGGACTCGTTCTCCTTGTACTTGCGCATCAGCTCGTTGAGCTCCTTCTCGGCGTACTCGACCTCGGGCATCAGGTGCTCGCTGGGGTCCCACGGGAGCCAGCAGCCGACCTTGCCGATGTAGATGTTGTCCTTCGGGAACTTGCGCTGGAAGACCTTGGCCATGACCTGAGCCTCCTCCACGTTCGCAAACACGCGGCGGAGCTTGACACCGCGAACGTTGGTGCGGAACTCTACAGTCTGGTCGTACTTTTCCTGGGTCTCCTTCTCGTGCTTGAGGAGGAAGACCTGGTACTGCTCCTCGATGTCGGTCGAGCGAATCTCGGCATCGCGGACCTTGCCGAACTCCTCGGCATCCTTGAGGAGGTCATCGACCTTCAGGGAATACTTCTTGGAGAGGAAGGCCATGAAGTGCTCGAGGCCCTTGACCTTCCAGTCGTAGTTCATGTACTGCACGAACTCCTTGAAAAAGAAGCGCTCCTTATCCTGGAGGACCTTCTCGGGAGAGAGGAAGGACATGATGCAGTACCGCTGCGTCGGAATCTCAGAGTCCTCGTCAAGATAATCAATCACCTGTCCATCTTCAACCTTGGGAAGCGTCTCACGGGGCATGAGTTTTCTATTCCCCGAGAGACGATTGAAAGTCCTTTCTCCGCAGAAGAGACAAAGATGTACGACCTTCTGACCTCGTCTGTGCTCTTCATCGTGCTCGTTCCCGGTGTCCTCGTGACCCTCCCTCCCGGAGGTGGCCTCACAGCGGCCCTCGTGCACGGGATCGTCTTCTATGTCGTCCAGCGGTATGTTGCGCAGTATGTCCCGTGGTGGGGCATCTGGGTGATTGCAGCCGGGGCCATTCTCCTCAAGGTGGTTGGGGGGTCGTCGAGCCCGTCCACGCCTACAGCCTCGTTTTCAGGAGGTAGACGGTAACGGCGCCCGCGAGCTGCGCAGCGACATAGGACAGCGCCTTGGTCTGACCCACCTTGCCCGACAGGAACGCCCAGAGGGTGATAGCGGGGTTGACATGGCCCCCTGACGTCTTGCCGATGAGGAGGATGACGACAAGGAGCGTGCCCGCAATCACAACTGGAGTTCCCACAAACGCGATGGACGACAGGAAGGCGGTGGTGCCAAGGTATTCGGCAAGGACAGGGTTCATGGTTTTTCTTTAGGGGGCCGAAACATTTTCCCACTTCCTGAATAAACAATGGAGTCCAAGCCCAAGCCCACTGCGCCTGCCTTTGACATGGGAGACCTTGTCATGCGTGTTGTCAAGTACCTCCTCGAGGGCCTCGCGGTCGCCGTGGCCGCCTTTGTCCTCCCGGGCAAGACCCTCAAGTTCGGTGAGGTCGCCATGATTGCCCTCGTCGCGACGGCCACCTTCGCCATCCTCGACATCTATGCCCCGTCCGTCGGCTCCTCCGCCCGCACCGGCGCTGGCTTCGGTATCGGCGCGAACCTCGTCGGCTTCCCCCGCGTGTAAGCTGCCTAAGGCTTCAGCACCCCCGCCACAAGCGCTGCGACCGTGGTGGTGATGGTCACTGCGAACGTATTCTGCGTGAGTTGCATTGTATTCAAAAAGAACCCGCACACCGGACTGGCCACAGAGACGACAGACTGGGCAATGTCCCAGATGGTGTGCGGAACACACAACGACTCAAACGCTAACGATGAACCGACGTGAACACCGTAGTTCATCGCAAGTGTAATGCCCACAGCCTTCGCGGCGAGCGGCAGCATTTTCAGAGGGCGAGATTTGTTTGGGTATGTATCTCGTCCGCTACCAAGGACGGTGGTTTACAATTGCCCCGAAGCCGTTTGAACCCGAACGCATGACCACAGATGTGGCCTGGATTCAACTGAAGGAGGGAGTCTCCCCCGAGGAAGCCTACCGCCGTTGGGTTGCGCGGCAGCGAAAGCTTTCTCGCCTTCTTCAACAATGACGACGCTCGTTCTCGTTCTGTCGCTGGCCATCGTCCTTCTCATGGCCTATCGCTTCTGGGAACCCTTTGTGGATGCGCCCAAGCGCGAGGTGCCGGTGGGAACGGCGACCCTCTATTTCTTCTACACGGACTGGTGCGGCTTCTCCAAGAAGGCGATGCCGGAATGGGAGGCCCTCGAGGCCAAGCTCAAGGACTCGCCGATGTTCGGAACGACGCGGGTCACCCCTGTCCGTGTGAATGGTGAGACGGACCGGAAGACGACGACCCTCTACCAGATTGAGGGCTATCCGACGATTAAGCTAGAGACCAGTTCCGGCCTCTCCGACTACACCGGGAAGCGTACCTCCGGAGACATCCTGGCCTTCCTTCGGGACACGCTTGGCTAGGAACGCGCGAGTCTGTGAGGCTCCCTCTGCGAGAAGGGCCTCCCGTTCCGGTAAGGTTAAGTCTTGCACGAGACTGACCGTGGAATTGCGAAGCCAAAGGACATTTCGCGAGGTGGGACGGCCGCGCATCGACCGGTAAATCCGGTGGAGGTACGTGGGAAGCGAGAGGGTTTCAAGCTCGGCCGCGTAGAGCTTCTCGCCAGGGTCCGAGATATGAAGGACGAGCGTATCGGGACCGACAAGTGTATCCAAGCAGTCGACGAACACACCGCCGTCCACATAGACATTGTTGTAGAGAACTTCAGGTTGAAAGAGGAGCGGAATGCAAGAGGAACACCGAATCGCATCCAGAATGCGAACCTGCTTCGTAAACACCGTCGGATTGTGCGTGGTCAAATTGGACGCCACAATGTAGAGCGGTTGCGGGGCATCGGCAATGGTTTTGGTCGTCAGGTCAATCCCATAGACCTTGAAGGCTGCGACAACGGTGGCTTCATAGCAGTCCATCGCGAAGAGTCCCTTCTTCGTGACAAGGTCTGCGAGCGACTCCAGGCGTGGAGGCGGAAGCACCGTGGACATGTTCATATGCAGCATGTACATCGACCGGATTTGCTCGGCGGTCAAGTTGAAGGCCAGGGCCGTTGCAAGCACAGACCCTGCAGAGCACCCCCAGACTCCCTCCGGAAAGGTAAGAGACCCCCGTGTCTGTTCCAACACCGCCAACGCTCCTACATGAAGTCCAGCGCGAACACCACCACCTCCGAGGGCCAATCCGCGAAACATTCTATCTGGAGGAGGTAAGCATGTTGAAAGCTCGTGAGGTCTGGGACGAGCAAGAGGCTCGCAAGGAGCAACGGATGTCTGCGATGCGTCCAGTGCTCTCACAGCTCTTCGCGAAGATTCGCCAGCAAGCCATTCATGACCCCAAAGCTCCGTACATTGTCTATGAAATTCCGACCTATGTCTGGGGATATGCCCTCTTCGACAGGACGGAGGCCCGCGACTACCTCATCAAGACCTTGGAAGCCTCCGGGTTTCTGGTCTGGGTCGTCGACAACGTCTATCTGTTCATCTCGTGGATGAAGGTTCCGGGGGGCCAGAAGCCGAATTACCGTCCTCCGCTCATTTCCAATTACCGCCCCAACGTCTACGACCAAAGTACGTTCGGGAGCGCCCTGCGGTAAAACGGACGACTCTGGACTCTTGCACCCAAGCACCACACGATGGAGTGCGACCACAGTGACATTGACATTGACTGCGGAGAGCGAATTTGCAAGGCGTGTGGGGCCATCCTGGGAAGCTTTATTGATGAAGGCGCTGAATGGCGCGTCTATGCCAACACCGAAGACGACCCGTCGCGAACGGGAACCGTCACCTCTGAACTTCTGCCGAACTCCTCCTATGGGTCCATGATGATGCGCAAGCGCATGCCCAATCAATCCGAAGAAGTGAAAAGTTTGATGAAACTCTCTGCGTGGTCGTTCTCGAACCACGGGGAGAGGTCGTGGATGGGAATCTTTGATGCGATTCAGGCGACGGCACTCCGCGCGGGTCTCACCAAAGCAATTGTACTGGACGCCTGTGGGCTGTTCAAGCACGTGGAGGATGCGCAGAAGACCCGTGGCGAAACTCGACGGGCGCTGATGGCGGCCTCGGTGTTCATGGCGTGTCGGCACAACGATGCCACACGGTCGCACGAGGAACTGGCGGGGATGTTCCGTGTGAGCATTCGGGCGCTGTGCAAGGCGCTTGCGAAGTTTGAGGGCGAAGAGTCCTCTGTCCTGAACACGCAGCTCGGAATTGCCGAGCGGCTGTGTACGGAGCTCGGAGTCTCAGAGGCGGACCGGGACCGGGTCGTCCTTAGGCTTCAGTCTCTGCCGGAGCTGGAGCATACTCCGAAGACGGTGGTTGCTGGGGTTCTGGCGGTGATTCTGGGGCAGGTTCAGAAGGTGTCGGAGGCGTCGGGGGTGTCGTCTGTGTCGATTCGGAAGATTGTGGAGAAGCTCCGGGGATGACATACTCCACGAGCGTCTGTCCGTCCTCCAGGACAGGCGTGCAGACAAACCTGCGGGCCTCCAGGACACGCCGGATGTGGGCGTAGAGAACCTCGTAGCGAATACAATCGGCAAGCGGGGCGTCAAAGGTCGCCGAGGTTGGCATCGCGGGGACCATCAGGGGCTGTGCAGACCGCTTGGTGCGGGACAGGCTCGCGGAAAAGAACACAGTGACACGAGCCGTCGGTCCCTGGAGGAGGAGATTCATCTGCTGGAGTCGGATGTAGACACTCGTCACGGAAAACCCCTGGGGTGTTTCAAAGGACGTTGTGACCTCAATTCCCATGTTTGTATACTCCGACGAGGTTCTTTACTGGAGGAACCGGACGATACAGTACCCATTGCCCCCGGCACCTCCACTTCCTGCCGTCGACTCGGCGAGATACCCTCCTCCTCCTCCGCCGGACCCCGGGCCCCCCTCTCCCCCGTTCCTGTCAGGGAACGCGGCGTTGCCTGTGCCACCGACACCTCCTTGACCCCCTCCCCCTCCCCCTCCTCCCACGTTGGACCCGCCGTTAC